ATATCTGGGAGGTCAGCTCTATTTTTTTTTTTTTGTTTTAATCAAATAACACAATCAGGAGAAATCATGCCCAAAAAAGGTACTTCAATATACCCAGGGGTTCATTGGTGTAATAACAGAAAGGCTTGGATAGCATACGGTTGGCATCAGAAGAAATGTGTTTACTTAGGACAATATACTACAGAAGACGCTGCGGGTGCCGCCAGAAAAGAGTTTCAAGAGAATCCAATTGATAGGAAAGTCCCTAAGATAGACGTAAATAATATGCAAACATGTAAAGCATTCACACGCTCCGAAGCTGATTACTAAATACCACAACGTTAAGGCGACCCCGTTAAATTAACCCAGATGTCTCTGGAGGGAGCCTCAAGAGAACCCTAAAAGATATTTTAAATGACTATTTAATGATAATCAAAACGTTATCTAGGAGTTACCTAGGAGTTTTAAAAAAAGTCATTAAGAATTAAAAAAATGTTTGTTGTTAAAACAAATTTCAACATTCAAATGCTACTTAAATGTCATTTTAATTATAATTAAATTAACATTTAATTGAATATCAAATGCTCCTTATAATATATTATATAATATACTATAGGGAGCTAAAAATTGTGATCATTCAGGCGATGTGTCCGGAATGCCATCCTCGACAGCACCCAGGAGTGTTCGAGGGGTTACTAAGTGGTTGTCAAATTTTCCACTTGGTCCATTTAAAATTGAGATCATTATGAATTTTTCTTCATTATTTACTATTGTTTTTTGTGTACTTATCAGTCTTGTGTCTGTGTATCCCACGACTGTGTTAGCAGGTGGCTACAGTATTTTCAAAATACATGAACATCATAATAATACCTATGTAACTGAAAATTATTATGATGGTGATTTGATTCAAAATATAACTGAAGAGTATTATCCTGAAAGCTTAACAATAGAAGAGTATTATGTAAGTAAGGGTGTAACCGAAAACTACCTGATGGATGCATTTGCTGCGTCTTCAGCTATGGCCGGTTTAGACTTCACCAATACTACCACTAAATTGCAGATAGGTGCAGCTATAGGTGGTTTCGGTGACGTCAAGAAATTAGGTGTTGGTGTGGGTAAAGTCCTAGACTCTGATGTAGTGGGTGATCTTATGTGGTCATTCAAAGTAACTGAGAGAGTTAATGGGCACACCCCTTGGGTCACCGGTATTATTTGGAAAGTGCCTTAATGAACAATGATCAATACACCGTATCGGATGGAAATGGTTACCATTACAATATTCCTATTACGCCTCCTGAAGAGAACGTCGAGGAAGTTGTTCTAAGTCGTTGGGAGAAATTTAAGAAATGGTTTGAAATAGCCATGGCCACAAAGAAAGTCATGATGTTTTTATGGGCTTTAGTCTTCGGTGTTGGTGGTACTGCCATGTACGGAACTATAACCGAAACAAACCCTTTAAGGGATGCCGCCATTAAACTAGGTATCGTGGACCCCAGTATTAAAGATAGGGTGACCGAATCAATGGATAATATCTACACGATTATTGATGTTGAAATTAAATCACTACATAATGAAATAAATACTTTAGAGAAAGACCTTAGCAATCTTCAAAAGACATTGGATGATCATAAACATGATTATCTGCAAATCCCTAAACAAGTGTCTAAGGCAGAGTTAAAAGAGATAAAAGAATTGAAAACATTGGTGGAAAGCCATACTCACACTCTAGCAGATACTCCCGCAATTGGAGGTTTAGATGAAGCCTTCAGTCGTCATATTAAAGACGACCATTAATTTACAATCTGAGATTAAATATGAGCGAATTCGAAGACCAAGATCCTACGAATGAAGAACCTGTAGATAAATTGCCACCGAGGCCTTTTGGTGCTTTTAGTGGTAAGAAATTTATAGCTGGTTCTAAACGCTCTCAACGTAGATTGGCAACATTAAACTTTGATCCCATTCAAAAGCTAGTTAAGCTATATGAACGATTAGAACAAGAAGATGAGTATTACTGTAATCTGAGACAAGTAGGTAAAGTTACTGAACTCGACAAGAAAGGTGACGTTAAGAAAAGCCATAAGTATTCAGGAGTGGCTCATGCAACTGTATTTGCTAATATGAGTAAGATAGGTAATGATCTATTACGATATGCTTATGGTCGTGTCCCTGAGACATTGAATTTAAATACACAACCCACTCGTCCTATGGTTATAAAACTAACTGATACTAAATCGCTTGAGCATAAAAAATCTAGTACTTTGATTATTAATGGCCGTTCAGAGGAAGTTGAAGATGTTGATCTTGAAGACTACGGATGAACTTAAACCTTGGAATGATTTAAAAATTTACGAAATGTATTGTCCCATCTGTCAAGCAATCTTGACGGCCACGAATATTGAAGAAGTAGACAGTGGATACCATGATGGATATATTTTCCCACATAGGGCTATTCCTCATTATCAAGAGGATTTATTTGCTCTGAGATTAGGAATTCAATGAGTGATGAAATCGAGTTACACCCAGGACAGTCTGAGGTGTTCAGAGATATATTTGTGGACGCAATTGCAAGATTCTTTTGTGTTTGTGCTTCACGTGGTTGGGGTAAATCCTTCTTCGGTGCCCTAGCCGGATTAACAGCTGTATTCGAGCTATTGGAATTGGATGAAAGTGTCCCCAATAAGAATGTATATATTATTGCTCCCACATATGATCAAGTTAGGGAAATATATTATCCAATCCTAGCATATGAGTTAGGGGCTGAGTCCAGTGCCATACACAGTAGTAGAGATCGTGGTAGATTTGTATTTCAAAAGAATGTGGAATTGCGATTAGTTTCCTTTGAAGCTGTCGAACGGTTACGTGGTAAAGGTTCCTACTTCACTGTGGGCGACGAGATATCCTCTTGGAAGAAAGGGATAGGCCCTAAGAGTGCGTGGGAAGGCGTTATCCAACCGGGTATAATTACTAGATGGTCCCCGGCTAGAGCCAGACACTTCGGAGCTAAATCAGCAGGTCGTGGATTGAGTATATCAACTCCTAAAGGTTATAATTTCTTTTATGACATGTATAACTTTCAGGAGTTGGACCCTTTATGGCACTCCTATCATTATGATTACACAACATCTCCTTATATCGACCCTGAGGAGGTGGAAAGGATAAGACACACGATAGACCCGATAGAATATGCTTCGGAATATCTAGCGTCTTTCGAAGAGTCAGGCTCTAATGTGTTTTATTGCTTCGACAGAAAGACACACGTTGATGGTACATTAGAAGACTTTAAAGAGAAGGATGAAGAAGGTCCAGCTGAAGATGTTCATGTTTGGATTGACTTCAATGTCGGTATCATGGCCTCCTCGATGTTCGCTCTTAGAGCTCATCAAATACAAGTTCTTAATGAGAAAATGGGGCATCCAGATACAGAGACACTGGCCATTTCCATTAAGACTGATTATATTGACAAAGGTCATCGGGTGTATGCTTACCCTGACCCCACCGGCAATAGTAAAAAGACATCTGCTCCTGTGGGTATAACTGATTACAAGATATTGGCGAAACATGGTATTAAAGTGTTAGCTCGCAGTAAGAGTCCTCCTATTATAGATAGTGTGGCGGCCGTTAACGCTAAATTCAAAACAGCAGCGGGAGATATAGGCATGTTAATTCACCCAAGATGTGTGAATACTATTAAGTCTTTTGAAAGAACTAAATGGGTTGATAATAACCCCAATACAGCAACTATTGATAAGTCAGAAGGCGTTGAGCATTTTTCTGACGGTGGACGCTACGCTGTGGAGTATCTTTATCCAGTTAGAGTTGGTGGTAAGATCGTCAAGAGAGGCTTTAACTTCTGATGGCTACTTTAGGTATTGCAATTGAAACCAATAAGGCCCATAAATTAAAGCCTAAGGTAGCTATGTTAGGTATTGCTGTTGAGACAAATAAAGCTCACAGTCTTAGAACGCCTATGTTGCGAATGGCCATAGAGAATAACTATGCCAAGCCTCTGAAACCCGTTGGCATTATATATCCCGTACTTAAACAAGCAAAAAGTACTGAGGTAGTTGGCTCACTTATACCTGTTTCTCTGCATACACCGGGATTGGTTAACACAACTGAAAGTTCAGAAGCTGTTTATAAGAGAGTCTTAAAAATAATTCAAAATGATATTTCCGTAGCAGAAGATCTTAATGCGGTCGGCGGTAGTACTCCTGGTCCGGACGTTATTGCAGATACTCCTAAAGCTAGTGAGACTATCGATATTTATGTCCAAGACTATTTTTCAGAAAATTATGTTGAGCCTGGTTACTCAGGTCAAAAATACACCATTTAGGAGTGAAGATGCTATTGGATTTAGTTGTTCCCACAGGCTCAGTTAGACTCACATTATTCAGAGATAACCAGATAATACAAGAGTTTGTGAATCACAATTTAGTTGTTGATTCGGGATTGGCCTTAATTACCAGCCGTCTAGAAGGTGTTGCCGATAATGTTGTATCTCACATGGCCATCGGTAACGGCACAACGGCACCGGTCGGCACCAATATAGATTTGGAATCTATGTTAGGTAGCAGGGTTGTATTGGATGGCACCAATAGAGTCACAACTACGACACCTAATGACACGATTCAATACACTTGTACATTCGAGCAGGGTATTTCCAGTGGTGTTATAACGGAAGCAGGTATTTTCAATGCTATTAGTGGAGGTACTATGATGGCCAGAGTTATTTTCTCTGCCATAAATAAAGGTGCATTGGACACGTTAGTGATTACTTGGCAATTGAGATTCGCGGGTATCTAGCATGGTTGCTATTACTGGAGTTTCCGCCACAGCCGCCGCAGGTACCGTAGGTGCCAGTATAGCCGTAAGATTAACGGGTGTTTCAGCGCAGGTGGCCATCAGCAATGCGGTAATGGGAAGTGTGTTCGCCACAGCTGAAGTGGGAAATGTTGGTTTTCAGAAAGGCGCAACAATACCATTAACTGGTGTTCAGGCTTCCGCCGCTGCGGGCAGTTTTGATGCCACGTTGGATACTCTCAACACAATTACCACAAGAGAGATAGGACCTTCACCTAAAGGCGCTCCTTTGACGAATGTGGAGGTGGACAGTAACTTTCTCTCTTTGCAAAACAATAAATTAAATAAAGTAATCAATCTGAACAGAGTACTTTACTCTGACAATAATGGTGTTCTTAAAGAGCTACCTATAGGTCCTTTAGATTCAATACTTTATTCCGCTGGACCCACGGCCAGCCCTTATTGGGCTCCTAATCCAGGGGATGGTGCGGGTATACCTATCGCTTTATCTGTGGAAGGTGTTCCTCAAAGCACATCAATATCTAGCTTAAATTTCGAAGGCCCCGGTGTTGTAATAACTGAAACAGCTCCGGGTCAATTCACTATAACTATTGCGGGAAGTGGTGTGGCTGAATCTGAATCTGAATACTACCCAGGCTATACCTTCAATTATATTGATAATGATACTTTCTCAATTGTGGGATTAGATGCCTCTGCTTTGTTTGCCCAAGGAAGAAGACTAGTATTTAAGTATTCAGGTCTTACTATTTATGGTGTAATAAGTAGCAGTGACTATAACATAACTACTGCAGGTGACACCACGATTAACATGGCCATGGAAGAAGGCAATGTGCTCCCTTCAGGAATTTCAGTTGAATTCGGCTTAACGACTTCGGGTGTATCTTGGAGCCCCATAGCCAATCCTCCGTTCACAGGAGAGAGTATTAATGATATTATTTCTGGAAAAGTCGGTGCGACAAACTTCATAATAGCTGTTGCGGATAATGGCCAATTAGCCTATTCCATCAATTCTGGCTTAACTTGGACTGAAGTAGCCACGGGAACCACGGAAAATATCAGAACAATAGCTTATGACTCCAGTAATCAAAGATTTCTCGCGGGTGGTAATGCCGGTGTTCTTTTGAAATCAAGTACGGGAAGTTCATGGGCATTAGATACCACGACGGTTCCTGCTCTTGCCGGAACTACCGGAACTTCAGATATCTGGGATATGGAGTATCATGCTGTAGATGATAGATTTTTGATGTCATTTAACTTAGTCGCCGGCGCTAATGCCGTAACCTATGTCTCAGCAGATTTCGGAGTGACTTGGCCGACAAGCTTAGGCAGTGCCGCAGGGCCATATGGTAAGATAGCTGTCACAGACGCCATTATAGATGACATTTTCAGGACAAGTGGAACGGTTGTTAGCCAGAATGTGAGTATTATTGATAGCACCCCCGCCACATTTATTAATGCAGGTTATATAATTTCAGCAGTCTTCATGAAACCTGACGCAACTACCCCGGACATATTTATCGGTGGTGAAGGTGGCCAACTAGCCCATTACTTGAATATAACTATTCAAAGTCTTGATGACACGCATCCTGCATTCGCAATTAACGATATAGCTTATTCTTCAGAACATCAACGCTATGTAGCTGTGGGGGATAATGCGACTATCTATTTCTTAGATGAAGTAGATGATACTACAGATGATGCTTGGACATCAGTCCCTAATGGATTTAATCCAACAGCAGACATTAATGCTGTCCATTATGACTACATTAGTAATTTGTTTTATGCTTGTAATTCAGCTGGACAAATTTGCAGATCAAGTAACGGAGTTAATTAATGAAGACTATCAATACAACATTAGGCCCTATCGAGGAACAAGAATTACTTCGAATGGGTAGAAAAGTTGAAGAGGTTATTGACAATGAAAATGAAACCACTAAAGCCACTGAATATTGGGTTGAAGGTGTTCTTGTTCATAGGTCAGTACACGTACACTTAAAGAAAGGCCTCTTTGCTGGCCTTGAACTCGGCTAAGAGGAAATTTAATGGCAAATTCACAGGCATTTTGTAATCAAGCTAAAGTAGATTTAATGAATGGAAAACATGCATTTGGAACTACATTAGTAAGGGGTTCTACAGCTGCAGATTCATATAAATGTGCTCTTTTTGAGCAAACTGCAGGTGATAAAGGCGCGGCCACCACTGTTTACAATACTACCGGGGAAGTTAACGGTACCAATTATTTACCAGGTGGTGTGGCGGTAACTACAAACCAAGCTCCGCAATTAACGAGCGGTGTTGCTCATTTCACGCCTTCTGCAAATATTACTTTTACAAATGTTACCTTAGCAACACTTTTTGACGCAGCATTGCTTTATAATGACAGTCATGCCACGAAATATGCATTGAGTGTTCATACTTTTGCGGCACAAACAGTGACTGCCGGTGATTTTGTTTTAACCATGCCCGTAGATGACAATTTAACGGGCCTTATTAGGATAAACTAAATGAAAAAAGTTATGTTAGTTGTTGTTGCGGTATTCTTGACTGCCTGTTTAGATGGTAATGGTGATGTGCAACTTTCCGGTGCGGCAGATATAAATGTTCAGGATAATTTCACTGAATGCCAAATCAGGCAAAACGGTACTACATTGTTCGTGAGGCAGAATGGTGGCCTCAATCCTTATAACTTTGCTTTTGATCCTTCAATTGTGTATGAAGATGTTTGGACCGAATTAACTGTAGCAAATGCATTGCGTATTACACCTTTGACGCTCGTTGAACAAAACATCATTGATGGTGTAACTCCTTAACAATGCTTACCGCATACCTGATAAGACGTTTCTACAGAACACATACTTATGGGTATTTAGTGGTACCGCAAACAAACGGTAATTCAGTATTTCGCACATTGGAACTCCCCTGGTTGGAGAATGCTTCAAATATCTCCTGTATCCCAAATGGAGAGTACCGTGTGAAATATTTACCTAAAAGTAATTCCGGAAAATATAAGCAAGTATACCATATACAAGATGTAGAAAATCGAATAGGAATATTAATTCACAAAGGAAATTTACCATCTCACACCAGAGGCTGTATTTTAATAGGTACTAAGATAGGAATCTTGGGTAATCAACCCGCAGTTTTGAACAGTGCCACTGGACTAAGACAATTTAGAGATATAATCCAAACTGATGATTTTATCTTAAAAATACTGGAGGCACATAGTGTCAATAATTGAATCGCTTGTTAAAATGTTTTTTATTGCGGCCTTATCAATACCTGTTTTATTGATCTGGTTTGAATTAATTTTCAAATTGGCTAAACAAAAGAAGGTTAGATGGTTAGCTAAACTGATGGTGCCCCTATTCATAATTTCGGATGCTGCCGCTAATATATATTCAATAACGATCTTATACCAAGAACTACCTAGAGAGTGGTTAGTGACTGATCGTCTAAAGCGTTGGAAGAGAATTCCCGATCGGAATGATCGCAGGAGTAAATTCGCTTGGCGTATGTGTAAACGTTTGAATCGTTCAGATCCCGGACACTGTTGAGGATATTGTAATGTTAGAAGGTATATTAAATATTTTTACTGGTGGTGCCGCAGGTGGTATCATTGGTTTAGCAGGTTCATGGCTAACCAAGAGAGAAAACCGAAAGAATTTAGAAATTCAGCTTAAAAGAGATGTTCTCTTAGGTAGGCTGGAAGCGGAAGCCGATGCTAGACAATTAAAGTATAGTGTCATTATGGCTGAGAAGAAGATAGAACAAGCTCAAGCGGAAGGTGAAATCGCGACTGACATTGCTGAGACCGGTGCTTTTACTGAGAGCTTGAAGACACAATTAAAACCAATTGGAATTCCTTTTGTTGACGGATTTCGCGCTATGATGCGACCCGTGATTACTTTATATTTACTTATTATTGCAACATATTTTGCTATCAACATTCATAGATTAGTTAGCGGTTTAGAAACTTTACCGCAAACTGAAATCGTATCGCTATACACAACGATCATATCGCAATTGTTCTTTTTAACTAACTTAGCTATTTCTTGGTGGTTTGGATCAAGAGGAGACAAGAGTGATTTCAAAACAAAATAATGTTGTTTATGCACATGGATGGTGAGCACGTGTGCGATTGCGACGAAATTCAAGAAACACTCACAGAACTTAATTTAAAAATAAGCACTGTGGATGAGAAAGTTCAACATAATTCCGCGAGGATTAACGATTTAACGAAAACTTTGTTTAAAATTGAGAACTTGATTTTAGAAAGTACTCAAACTTTATCAGAAGAATTAGCACCTTTATCAAGGGCTTATAAAAGTTTTGACAATACTGCTCGATTGGGAAAAAATTTTGGCAAATTTTCAATTTTCACTGGAAGTGCCATCACCGGAGCAGCTGCTGTATATTATTTCATAATCGAAGTTTTTAAACATGGTCATTGACAAAGCAGATGTTTTAAACAGGTATCGATTTTTTCCTAGACTTTTTGCGTTAATGTTCATGTATTTACAAGTAGAAGTTGCCTTTTGGTTTATGACTTTGGTTGATCCGAGTACGGCACAATCTAATTTCGCGATGGCCACCGGAGCAGCAAGTGCCGCTTATTTTCATTTTTATGTAAATAGTGGGCCAATATTTGGGAAACACCCAGAGAGGAGAGATTGATGACAGTAGGTACGTGGTCTGCTTTGATCAGTGCTATGGCATTGGTAATTGCGGGTCTTAGCTATGTTGGCAAAGTAGGAGGTGATCAATTCTGGTTAAGCAAGGATCAGCTTAAGCCTAGAGTTATGGAAATAGGGAATGCACAATGGGTTACCCAAGACTCATACCTTAAATCTGAACTATATAAAGTTCAAAAAGAGAAGCGACTTCTTGAATGGGAAAATGGCAATGGCGGGTTAACTCCCAGACAGCAATTTGAACTTCAAGAATTAAAAGACCTCGAAGAGCAATATAAATTGGAGTTACAATAATGTTTCCTGAAGCCTTTTGTAAATTTCTCAGAACATTACCTCAAGATCGAATTTTTTGGAAGATTGTAATATCGCTCGTTGCCGGTATTATTCTTATGATTCTCTCAATAATAGTTGAACTACAGGGCGTTAAATGAAAATGAGAAAGGTATTCTGAGATGGCACTTTCATTCAGCACAGGAATGACAAAAGATAATAGTGCTGAAGCAGTAGGAAGTATATGGCATGCGCCCAGGTTTGCCGGTGGGGGTCAAGCACCTGCAGCAGCCCTTGACACTACGGTATTCCGTGAAGGTGGAGGCTCCATTGGTGCTAAATTGGCCGGTAATAACTGGAATGCCGCCATTACATATAGCTATTTTGCTGATAAAGGTTCTGCCTTAAATCTCAGTACTGCAGGTAATGAAGTAATTGCATTATGGGTGCAAATGACCACTCCCGGTACTGCATTACCTTTAGCTTCTGATGGAGCTTATATCTTGGTGTCTTCTTCCACCGAAGCTTACAATTCTAATCCCACAATATATTCTGAGTGGACTGTCGCCGGTTCAGATAAAGGTACTGACGGTTGGAGACTCTTCCTGCTTGATACTCGCAAAACACCCACTCAAACAGTTGGCGGTGGCGCGAATTTAGCTTCCATCAGGAAGATCGGTTTTGGTATACGTTCGACTGCGAGTGTGGGTAACGTAAGAGCTGATAACTGCTATGTAGATGCTATATATCACGGCAGGCCTCTCTACACTCTAAATGGAGATGGTACAATTGTTGCTGATTGGGATGATTTCTTACAGCATTCCATAACTGACGAAAACGGCCTTATCGAGAAAGTTGACGGCGGTATTGCTTTCTCTGCTGGGATAGCGATAGGAACAGATGGACAAACAGCCACTACATCTTTCAGTGACGCTACCGGTAAAAGTATCGTATTTAAACGCCATACTTATGAGAATGGTACTTCTGAAGTCGATGCTCTGAATTATGCTGATTACTATCAATTTAAAGCTAATGGTGCTGCGAGTTTCAATACCAGTATAAGTCTAGGTACTGTTGTGGGATCAGGAGATGACCGGCAAGGTGTACTGGGCGGTTCTATTAAGGTTGATGATGTTGCCAATATGACTTTTGCGGTGGATATGGCCACAGATATTGCGCATCTCTCTTCTGTCCATTTATATGGTGTGACTTTTGCCGGTGCGCATGGCGGAATCCTGATGGATGGTAAGACCACTGCAGCGGACAGTAATGCTATTTCTTGTACAATGGTCAATTGCGGTGAATTTAATCCGGGATCGGCTAATAATGGTGCAGAAGTCCTGAATACTTTTGTAATTGATCCGGAGGATAGTGGCGCGGGTGACAATAGAGGTATCAGGTTTCCGGCAGCTACGACACGTACTAAAAATATTTCCTGTATCACATCAGGAACTCCTACAACTCAGCATATGTTACATTTCACGAATACTGGAACGTATTCTTTAAATTTAACGAATATTGTATTATTTGGCGATTATGCTTCAGCAAGCTTATGGCACGCAGAAAATAGTGCCGCCAGTTCCGTTGCAACCATAAATAACCTAGGTACTACAAACCTGGTTGAAGCAGAAGTTGATGACAGCGGAGCGGGAGCTTCCACAACTGTTATTGCCGGTCAGGTAACACTGCTGATTACTGTTAGGGACCAACAAACAAAAGCTGCACAGCCAGATGTGGCAATAACTGTTGAAGCTGACGACACAGGCCCTTTACCATATAGAGACTCTGTGACAATATCTGAATCTGCAGGTACTGCCACGGTTACACATACGGCACATGGATTTTCAACCGGACAAAAAGTTTCAATTAGAGGTGCCTCTCCGAACTCTTTTAACAGAATTAAAACCATAACTGTCACAGGTGCAAATGGTTATACTTATCCCGCCACTGAATCTGGTCCAGTAACGGGTACTATAACCTCCACGGCAGTAATAATTGACGGACTGACAGATGCGAACGGTCAAATAAGTGATACCAGAACATATTCTTCAAATCAAGATATTATAGGCTTTGCTGCAAAAGGAACTTCGCAGCCCGTATATAAACGAGCACCTATTGATGATGTAGTCGATAGCACAAATGGAACTTCTATAACTTTACTTTTAATTGGAGATTAGAATGCCAACATATTTTGTTGTTGAATATGATAATGAAGCATCTGGTCCATTTGTAGCGGAAGGCGCTGATCTCACATGGGATGCCGCCGCTAGCTCTGGAACCATTATCACAGTAATAGATCGAGGAACTACGGGTAAGCTATATTGTGCATTATTGACCGGGACAATTCCCAATGATAATGATGCAATGACGCAAGGAACTACCACTGCTGATGCATTTAAAGATGGTCAAGCAATTTTATATCCTGCTTACTTTAGAGAAGATCTTGCAGTACCTTCCACTGGTATTACCTCATGGACAGGCCCAGCTTTAGGCACTACCCACTCTTTCTTTTTTAGTGGACAAACAGTCAATGTTGTGGCCGGTGAAATCTTAACATTCTCAGGCGGTCAAACCTGTGAAGTAATTACAGTGGAAAGTGATGCAGGAGCTACCGGTGAACTTTCGGTTAGATTTATCTCTAACCTTGATGCGGGATTACCTGTAGATGGCGATACTTTCACAGGTGATATTGCTGGTGATGGTACCGTGGACGGTGTTGTACATGACAGGGCGTATTCGCCTCTCCATATCCACCGTTTATTAGCTGACTTAAACGACGATGATGATATTGCGGGAAATGATGATCTTTCTCGTTTGGACCCAACACCGTCAAGTAAAGATACGGCGGAGATCGTTAATCTTTTATCTAATTTAGTTATCAATGACACCATTGCACAACATATGTATGGTGGCTCTATATCCCAGTTAGGCGGTAATACGCTATATTCTGGTCTAGATGTGCAAGTAACATCACCCAATACTGATACCCAACCAGTAATTATTCAAGATGATGCTATCATTACTGACTACTGGAAGAATGCATTCATGCCCGATTCCATTGCCGGTAAAGTTCGTATCTTGATTAAAACTCGCGAAGACGGTGTTGATATTGACGGTAAGCGTGTTCGAGGCGCTCTACTTGAGAATAATTATAGCTACTTCTTCGGTGGTACCACTCTGGGAACAGCTACCACGGCACTTGCATTATTCGCAAGTCCTGACGGTAACAACCAGACTGCATTAGCTACCTTGGCCGGTGCACCTTACAATACCGTAACTCAAACTGAAGGTCTGCAATTAATTGACTTCAATAACGGTAATGGTGCTACTCAGTACGGCTACGAATATGGTTATGGAACTGCAACCAGTTTACAAGCCTATGAACGGTCTAAATACATTCAAGCCAGAGGTACAGCTGAAACATTATTTGGCAGGAATGCGCAATTGTTCATAGGTTTTAATATGAACTTTGCCTATGATGCTGAAAGTGCTAATTTAACCCAGTCTGAAGTTATGTACTGGGGTATGACCGCAACTTACACAGGGCAAGTTACGAGCTTTACTGTGGGTGAAGTCATCACCTTCAGTGGCGGCGGTAGAGGTCGTCTTCTGTATCAAAATGATGCAGGCGCAACAGGTACCTTGGTCTTAGCAATGGAACCCGGAATTACCCCGGCTGGTGCTGAAACCATGACAGGCGTATCTTCTGGAGGTGACGGTACTGTCGGTGTAGTGACTGGTACAGCTTCCACACCTGCAGGTAGCTTCCTGGCAATGGCCATCGATGACGCCGGAACTACGGGCTTTCTGTATGGACAATTGCTAACCGGCCTCACACCCACAAATAACCAAACACTTTATGGTGGAACTTCAAACTCTACCGTGGATGTAAATGGCGCAGTATCCGTTCGTACGATCAACAACCAATACATGGGTGTTTATACTGGAACAAACTTCCAGACTAACTTCGGTATTGCAATTGATCCGTTGAATGCTATCCTGGGAGATCTGAACAGGAACTTAGCTGATACTCAACAAGGTGTTCCGGACAACCAACAAGGTGTTGTCGGCAACTTACAAGAGGGTGATGTCGTTACTGTATATCCTTGGGATGGTTCTACTCTTGATGCAAATGGAGACAGAGCACCTTTTTATGCAGAGACCACTATTACGGCCACAGTTACGGGTGGTGTTTCAACCACAATAGCAGCGGCTGCAATTCCCGATAATACTCCTTCAGCTGGTTTCTTGAGACTTGAAAGAGATTCTGATGGTAATTTCGATTTAATTGAATATGTTTCTTATTCAGGCTTAACTTATACTCTCGGTGGAAGTACTCCAACTGTACCCAACACAGCCACTTCAGGTAATAACCTGATGAGGGCGTTTATTGATGCAGTGGTTGCGGTGGCAGGACCTACCCAGCTATCCTACACAGCTGTAAAGGGTGCTGGTAATACGAATGTAGCAATCAAGGTCAGGAATGGTGGAACTCTCAACGGTCCCATTAAACCTAACCCGATCAACGCAACATTCGGTGCGACCGGCTTTAACGTAAACGCGACTAGAATCAGTGATGCCTAATAATGGCCACACAGATAAATCGTGTAACCGGGGTTATATTTGTTCCTAGAGCAGATATGACTCTTGTTCAATCTAATCCTACTGAGATACGAGAGTTAGATCTTAATCAGTGGAGATTGATATTACGTGATTTAGATGACGATGTTGATGGTCGTTTATGGCCGGACACTCATTCACATAATGAAGATGTTATTGTGGGTGGTGTTAGCTTGGCGGACGTATTGATAATTTCTGATTATTATACTGTTACTTTTGAGGATGGCCAATATGCAGTAAATTTGAGGGGCCTCAATTCAAATGTAGGTGACAGGGTAAATGTCAATCAGGTATCAGTACGTTCAGCTAATTCCGCAGGATTGGTGAATTCCAGAGCAATAGAGTCCATTGAATACGACAGAAGAGTGACTTTGGATCAGAACAATGTGACAGGTAATTCTAGGCCAGGTTCGGTGGCACCCACAGGGACATTGAGACAGCCCTCGGATAATGTTGGAGACACCTTGATAATTGCGGCATTTAACGGTTTCGACACTATTCACTTAATTGGTGATGTACTGTTTACTACAGGTGATACCATAAATGACTTAACGATACACGGACAAAATCCTACAAGAAGTCTTGTTACCATCGATGCTGCAGCTAATTGTCTGAATTGTGAATTTGAGAATTCGGCTTTAACTGGTGTTCTTGACGGCGGTTCCATAATCAAAGATTGCGTGATAATCGGGTTAAATTACATAAATGGTACTGTTAAAAACTGTCGATTAGATCCCACTTTCAATCATGTATTGGGCGGAACTTCAGCGGATTATGCTTTCTTTAACAATTGCACAAGTGGGCAACCGGGTCCGACAACACCTGTTATAGATTGTGGCGGAGATGGTCCAAATTTATTTATGAGTGGATATTCAGGTGGATTAAAGCTAATAAATAAGACCGGTACAGCAGCATTTACGATAGGTCTCGGTGAAGGTTCCATCATCATAGATCTTGACACTGTCACTAATGGAACAATCATCATACGTGGTGATGGTCACGTAACAGATCAATTAGGCAATCATCTTGATAGTGGTACTTATGGTACTTTAACTTTGATAAATCAAACAGTAGATGGTGCAGAGATACATGAGAAAGTGTCTGAGATGTGGTCAAGATCTGATTTGAATCCAGACACTCCAAATACATATGCAAATGATGCATCTAGTATTTCAAATGATAAATTTACTATAACTCGTACCGATAATGGGAATGGTACTTTCACAACACAGAGGTCTTAAATAATGGCAAATGAAGTTTTTAACATCGCAAAAGGCGAAGTTAATGGGTACGTAAATAGGGTAATCAATAATGATCCCACCAATGCAGGTCTTTATGTTATTTTATTACAGACCGCTGAGGCTGACGCCACTTTACGTGATCACGATACACTGGCAGCAATTTTAGCAGGTGCTAATACAGAAGCAACTTTTACTAACTACACTCGTGCGGCTGTTACTATTACTGATGTTACAAATACACCAACTGTTACCGTAGATGATACTAATGATCGACGTGAAGCTGACTTCCCTGACATCACAATTTCAAGTGCAGGTGGAGCTACCAATAATACTCTCGCTAAAGGTATTGTTTGTTATGTGCCTGATGTAATAACACCCAGTGCTGATAATTTGATTATTCCTTTAACTCATCACGATTTCGTAGTTACCACTAATGGTAATGATCTTATTATTCAGGTAGATCCTCTCGGATTCCATCGTGCTGCTTAGGAGGTATAAATAATGGTAGACTATGTGGCTTTAAAAGCCGAACTTGACGCAGGGCATCCTGATACAGGTCTTTATAATGTAGATGATGCTATTGCACTTTCTCAAATTAATTTAGCTAATCGTACAAGAATTAAGCCTACAGTATCAGGTGCTGAGATTGCCGATGCAACCGATACTACTGAATTCGCTGCATTAACACCCACAGATCAAAATAGATGGCTTGCAATGTGTGCTATCAATACTTTAGATACTACAGGTGGTATTGCAGGAGCATTAGAAGCAGCCCTTTTCGGTGTTGCTACTGCAACCAGAGCTAACCTAGTTGCTCTTAGAGAAGAAACTGTAAGTCGTGCAGTAGAGTTATTCGGCTCAGATCTTATTATTGGTGATATTCAAAATGCGAGGGCCTTGTAATGGTTGATGCAGTACTCAGTGGGTATAAAGAAGAAGCCCAGTCCGTTGTTTTCAGCGGCACACAGCAAATTAATTCCTTATTGGACAATGAATGGACAGATCCTTCAGATGTAATTGATAACAGTAGTTTAAAATATTTATTTGCAGATATTGAATTAGTTTTAGGTAGTGCTGCTTTTACAGGCACTGATTCTTCAATTGAATTGTATTTAATACCTTCAGTTGACGGCACAAACTATCCAGACTGGGTTGGTAATGTCACTACCGACGAACAGGAAAACAATAAACACTTTATTGGCTCTATGGTTACGAGTGGATCGACTGCTGCGCAAAGAATGACGTTACGTGCTGTTGCGATGCCTCCTGGTAAATTTAAGTTTGGTATTCGTAGTCGTGCTAATGTGACACTTGCCGCTTCAGGTAATACACTTAAATTTCGTCGTTGGAATTATTCGAGTCAGTAAAAGTGTCAAAAAACAAAACACTTAATTTCCCAATACTGAGCTCGCCCGAGTTACAAATTCCCGGACGAAAACCAGTTGGTCTAGTGGAGATTGATTGGCAAAACTCGATAACTAATGATCTAAAATTTTGCGTCCCTTTTATCAATGGTTGGCATGAGTTAGTAAATAATCAACAGGCTGATACTTCGACGTTGGATGCCAATAATTTTATGAGCAGCCATCTAGGCGAAAAGGCTTTTCGATTTGGCGGTGATCATAATGAATATATCGAATATCCTAATGATCCCGGGTTCGCCTTCAATCAAACGAAGGGCTATACAATACTAGCAAGAATTTCCTTAGACTCTATAGCAGACTTTCGGTCGATTTGTTGTTATAAGCTGACTGATGATAGTGAGCCTTTTCTGATGTTTTACTCTAATGATGCTTCGTATTCTTCGCTTTCTTGGGGAAATCTAACTATCTCTGAAAAAGGTATAAATACCGGGGATATCAATATAACACCCGGAGATGGTCAATTTCACACTATTATTATTACAATGGATGGCGTGAATCCTGTTAATATATCTTCTTGGAATTGTTGGATTGATGGTGTTCCTCTAACTATTAATACTCAAGGTAATTTTGGGTCGGTCGGAAATACTACTAAATTAGGCGCTTGGGATAATACTTTGCATGAGTGGCCCGGATTTGTATCTTTACAAGCTAGATGGGATAGGTCTTTAAATGACGTCGAAGTAATAAGCTTATTTAAAGACCCATATCAAATTTTCAGGCCGAGGATTCGCTAATGTTGATCACGATACCCGAAGACGAAACGAAGCCGCATGTCATACCTGAACTGCCGTTTAAAACTTATGACTCGATGTTGTTCAATGCGAGCCTCGCAACATATGCTACGCAAAATATTAATATACTCGTTAATCCTGCTGGTGCTTATACATTCGCTTGTTGGTTTCATATGACTACTGCCTCGAATCTCGAAGAATATATGCTTATGAATATAAGTGATGAAAATTTGAGTGATTTTATTAATATGCGAGTCAGTGATTTAACGCCGGGCCCACCAGCTTTTGAGTTCAATGTAAGAGCCCAGGGCACGGCAACTCAATCGGCCAATGCAAGTCCAGTCGTGCCATTTCAACAAGGGTGGCACCACGGTGTCGCAGTACAGTATGCAACAAATGACAGACACGCAATTTTAGATGGTCATATTGAGGGAATCAATACCGTTGACTTAACTCCGGTGGGCCTAGTGCATGTTAATGTCGGTGCACACGTATACAACAACCGTAATAATCGCATCGATCATCATGACGGGTATATATGCTTGCCAGCAATATGGAATGTCGGTTTAACAAAGGGCGAAATCAAGCAACTGTCAGAGGGCGTGCATCCGACAAAAATCAGGCCGGGCAACTTGGTCGCTTTATATAATAGTCGCGGAATAGATTTGATAAGCGGTAGAAATTTAACATTCTTTAACGGCGTTCAATCTAGTCAATTTTCACCGCCTTTTAAAAACGATTCCTACATATTCCCGTCAATAGATGATGAAAAATCTGTTATGCCGACTAAAACGCCCGAATTATATATTCACGAGCGTAAGCCAATTATCGGGCCGGTTGAAATAAATTTCACTAATTACCCAAAAATTAAATCGGCGTATTTATTCAATAGTCAGTCTGGTGCTAAGGATATTCTGGACCCGTCGACAGAATCAACACCTCAAGGCACTGCAATCGTTGGGCCGTTTGGTTTAAAAACCTTTAACAATGCCAACGACTCGATGTATATCGGTACGAATAAATTAAATAGTATTTGTAACGGCGCGCAAGTCGTTATTTTTCACATCGGCTTTCGGGCAAGCTTTGACAGAGCTTCGAATGTAATTTTAGACGCTTATATTAACGGAGCTACGACGAACAGTTTTTATATATATTTAACAGCTGCGGGCAACCTTACGGTTGGCGGCCGTAGCCAAGCTGGCGAAGTATTTGAAGACGGGGTATCTACTGGCGAAGAGTTTAAATCAGGCGAGGATCATTTTGTAGAAATTATTTACGATTACGTCGGCGACAAAATCGTCGCCTATAAAGATGATCGCACAGTACTAAATCAGACAGTTACGTGGGATAGTGATACTCTTGTGGCAGGCGTCTCTACCGTTCAGGATGGTTTAGGCGGCACGGCCCACAGAAGCCGAAACTCGGCAATGACGATATATTATTTTGCTGTCGAGACATACGATGAAAGACCAATCACGCTTAATAAAAGAAGCTCGACAAGAAACCCTTATGGGCTTCTAAAACAAAGCCGCCCTGACGTTTTAATAGGTGAAACGCAACCAGCTAATGGCTTTAATATTCCTGATGCAAAAGTTGAAATGCCTTCTTTATTTATTCCGGGTCGTAAACCAATAGGTGAAATGGAAATCGATTGGCAAAACCCGATAACATATAATTTAGAGCTATATCTACCTTTTTCAAATGCGCAGCCTCTTGCTGATTTGACTGGTAAAAATGGTGATCGTGAGTTTGTCACTCCTTATGGTTCTCCTTCTAGGCATGTAGTAAGTGGTAGAGAATGTTGGGGTTTTAATCTAGCGGGTGGCGCAACGCAACATATATCAGTTGGTGAAGGGGCTTGCCGTCCCGGTTCTGATAATTTTAGCTATGGTTGTTGGGTTTGGATGGATGGCGGTATATCAACTGAATCTATAAATGTATTTATGTCTGCATCAGCGCCAATTGATGACGGCGATAGGTACGGATTTTGGGGAAATGATTCAAACACAACCTTTACCGCCCAATATCATGAGGGTGGCCCCGGTAATGTAGTTGAGCTTGTCAACTCAGGCGAAACTCCAGCGGATTACGAAAACAAATGGGTTTTCCTTCTCCACGTACTAGATCGCAATGCCGCAACGCCTACAATGTATTTATACCGCGATGGTATTTTGGTTGGCTCATCAACTGATCCGAAAATTAGTAACACGGCATTTGAAGATCCGGGTTTTGATTTAAAAATCGCCGCTTATGGAGACGCTATTCCAACGGTCGAGAGTGATAATCGCTTTGAATTACGCGGTTATATTTCTGATGCTTATTGGTGGCGTCGAGCTTTAACTCAATCAGAAGTTATAGAACTTTCTAAAAATCCTTATCAATTCTTGGTACCTAAATAATGGCTAGAGCGTCCAGAATATTTGTAGGTAAAGTTCCTGCGGTAACAGTACAAGAAATACTGACACCCGTAAGTGCTACTTTAGGACAAGCGGTAGAAACTGATACTGCATTTGAGTTAGCTCCTATAAGTGATATCATAGGTACCTTAGGACAAGCGGTAGAAACTGACACTTCTAATCAGTTGTATAGTCCTGAAACTATAGGGCAGGCAGTAGAAACTGATACCGCATTCGAATTGGCCCCTATAAGTGATGTAATAGGAACTTTGGGGCAAGCCATTGAAACAGATACTTCTTTTGATTTCACCCCGGTTACCAATGTTACAGGTACTCTAGGACAGGCTGTAGAAACTGATACTGCGCAAGAAGTATCAGGTATTACGAACGTCACAGGATTGCTCTCACAGGCTCAAGAGGTGGGCACTGCGGGAGAACTTTACGTTCCTAATACCATCATAAGGGCCACGGAAACGGATCAGGCTGGCGTACTCTCGGGCACTCTGGACGTCACTGGGATGCTGAATCAGGCCGTCGAAACCGATACCGCTAATGAATTATACAGTCCTGAAACAATAGCGCAAGCGATAGAAGCCGATACTGCTAACACTATTACTCCTATAACAAACGTTACAGGAACATTAGGACAGGCCGCCGAGACCGATACTGCACAGGCATTTACAGGATTAGTTGTTGTAGCTGGTTTATTAGGACAGGCTACTGAAACTGATACCGCGCAGACTATTACAGCTATTACGCCTGTAGTAGGTACATTATCCCAAGTTATTGAAGTTGATACTGCAGGTAATATAACACCTAGGACAGCTACAACAATTGTTCTTGGGCAGGCTGTTGAAACTGATACTGCACAGGTATTAAGTGGTATAATAGCAGTCTCAGGTGTACTTATTCAAGCTACTGAGACCAATACTGCTAACAATATAATACCTATAAATGCCACAGTAGGTACATTAGGGCAAGCTACTGAGACTGATACTGCTCAAATATTTACTCCTGCAACATTAACAAGTAATGCTACTGTTGATATTATAGGTGGTGAAAACTTATCTAATTTGACATATATTGTATTTGACTCTTATGATCTTTCAACTGCAAATGTTATAAAACAAGGTGTTGGAGAAAGCACTGATGTAAATGGTAACTTAGTTGTGGATTTGGGTGGCACAGGAGTGGCTAATAATGATCCTATAACGATAGTAGTAACTAATTATACAACTACACCTACTGTAAATAGCAGAGCGGCTGTTTGTTATACTAATGCTGTGGTAGCCTAATGAAGCTTAATGTTTGGGAAGACCTTAATACTTGGATAAAAACTTCTCCAAATTCTCCTTTACTTTGTGTATGGAAACCTTTAAATACCTGGATTGAACAATTACCAGGACTAGGTATCTATTGGGGAGTAAATACAGGTTGGGCAAATAGTTGTGGTGATGAATTATTCACACTTGGATGGATTCAATGTGATCAAGAACCTACTGGCGTCTTTAATAGAACCAGAAAGGTAACTAGAATGGTGAATTTTGGAAAAATTAAACCTTTCTTAAAACATCCTAGATTTAAAGTATGAGGAACACCATGTCTGATGAAAAAGAAGTAAATGATGGCGAGTTGACAGAATTGGAAAAACGTGCAGATGAAGAAGCGCAAGCTTCTCGGGAAAAACTGAAAGCAGTACCTCAAGTTACAACACCTGATACATCTCCGGCACCCGCAACTGCACCGCCCACACCACCTCCTGCACCTGTAGCTTCCGGCAAAGGTTTCGAAGGTAATGATAGACGTCCTTGTTACTGGAATATTACTAAAACTGAAACAGGGATTGACGCTCGAAATAGTCTTACCGGTAATATATTCAAAGGTACCGTTGAAGAATTTAACGCGAAACTCAGAGGCTAATTAAATGGCTGTTGCGAACGCTGCTGATAGTACAAAGAAAGTTGGCGATCCTAATGCAGAATATGAATCCATGCGGGATATTTGGCAAAAATGCAGAGCTATTTGTAGCGGCGAAAGATTCGCAAAAGCCTTGGATACATATTTAGATATACATGGATACAGTAATCTTTTAATCCCATTTTCACCCTCAATGACTGATGCACAATACAAATTCTATAAAGCAGAAGCAGAACTACCCGGTATTACTGCACAGTTTGCGAGGATGTTAGTGGGAGGTCTTCTCAGAAAAGAGCCCATGTTGGAACTCCCGGATGGTATGAATGAAGATATTCAAAATTGGATGATGAATAATTTCACTCAAGATAATTCTACGATAACTTCATTCTTAGACGATATTCTTTGGGAAGAGATACAAACAGGCAGAGCGTGGATTTATGTGGATTATCCAGTAATACCTGATGTAGAAAATGCTACCCAGGAAGAAATCTTCGATTTAGCGCCATTTCCTGTTATGTGGAAAGCTGAAAATATTATAAATTGGCGGGTTAGTCCTGACGAGGTAGGGAATGCCATTTTAAGACAGGTTATCATAAAGGGTTCTGTCGCTAGGTATACTGATAATGAATTTCATCCTGAATTTATTGAAACTGTGTATGTGCATGAGTTAGATGATACGGGACATTACCAGATAAGAGTTTTTGAAAAGCAATCCATCGAGGCGAAAGTACCTGTTGTGGCCGGACAAAAATTTGTGGATAATCGAAAAACCACAGATAATTTTGTTTTGGTGAAGACAATTCAAGATATTAAAGCTGCTGGTGAAAGATTGAAATTGATTCCCGCTTGGCCTTTAAATGGAACTATCTCAGTCTCTGAACCAATATTGTCGCCAATTGTAGATAAAGAAGTTAGCCTATATAATAAGGTTAGCCGCAGGAACCATCTGTTATATGGTGCCTCTACATATACACCTATTATCAAATCAGATATGTTAGATGAAGATTTTGACAAGATAGTGGATAGTGGATTAGGCACATGGATAAAACTTGGAAGAGATGATGATGCTTCTGTTTTAGAAACACCCACAGCTGCATTAAAAGATATGGACAGGGCCATCGCTGCCGCAATTGAGGAAATGGCCAAATTAGGTATCAGAATGTTGTCTCCTGAAACAGCACAATCTGGTGTTGCTTTGGAACTGAGAAATGCCGCGCAGAATGCTCAATTAGGTTCTTTAAATAATAAAGTTAGTGTGACTATCTCGAAAGTCATAGCTTTTATGATTTTTTGGAAGACAGGCGATGAAATTAAAGATTCTGATATTGGTTTTCAACTATCTGCGGATTTCAACCCAATACCTCTTGGTGCGGATTGGTTAAGACTCGCGACAGAATGGTATGAAAATGGCTTAATACCGCGAAGCATTTGGTTACAAATACTTAAACAGAATGATATAATGCCTCCGGATTATGATGATGACGACGGTTTGAAAGAAATAAATAATGATGAAATATTATTAAAGAAAGAGAAACAAAATGAAGAGTTCTTTGATGATGTGAATACCGAGGCTTAAGTAAAATAATGGTAGACAATGTAAATACACAAATATATGACGGTCGTCTTAATAGGGCCGCATTATTGAGATTGTATGAAAATAATACCATCAGTAAAGTAGATATTGTGATGGATGGACATGTATTCAGACTTGATAAGCTGATTAAGAATTCAAAGATGACTTCGACTAGCTTCAAGAGTTTTGAAATAAATTTGAATAGGGAACTGAAACGAACTTATAGAGAAGTTTTCTCGGTTTCTAAAAGATCACTTTTGGACTTAGCTAGCGACCAAGTCTCTTATACGTATCAGAATTTAGAAGCAGGTGTTAGTAAAGTTTGGCGCACAAAAAGACCTCAAAGAAGAATTGCTGAGGAAATTGTCTTGAAACAACCCTTGCATTCCAATAAGACTCTGGAACAGGGCTGGGTAGGTATAAGCGCGGGTGAGAGAAAACGATTATCGTCAGTTATTCGTAAAGGAATTGCTGAAGGAGATACTCCGGAAGTTATTGCCAGGAATGTACGTAAAGGTAACATTCATAAGATAACCAGGAACCAATCTAGAGCTCTTGTAACTACTTCCATAACAAGTGTTGCAGCACAAGCTGATCATGAAGTCTATGCTGCAAACGGAGACGCCCTGAAAGGTTGGCAGTATGTGGCCGTCTTGGACTCCAGGACCACGCCTGTGTGCTCGCATCGTGATGGCCATATTTACCCCATAGGGGACACGAAGCATCTGCCTCCGGCCCACTACCGCTGCAGGTCGACAACGACACCTGTAGTAAAAAGTTGGGATGATTTAAGTAAATTAGAAGGTGTAAATCAAGTAAGAAAAAGAAATCTTAAAAAATTGAACCCTGCGCAAGTGGCATTTTACGATGGATTGACACCTTTAAAAGAATCATATAATTCATGGTTATTAAGACAGCCCACAAATATCCAAGTGAAACATCTAGGTAGTTACCAGAAAGTAGATCTATTCAATAACGGTAAGTTATCTGTAGATAAATTCACCGCACCTTCGGGTGCTGAATTGGGAATACGGCAATTGAGACAATTAACTGATTCCGAATATACAGCTCCCAGTGACACTAAAAGATTTGCACTTGCTAAAGAAAGATTAGATGCAATGCACTTGGGCGCAAGTCGCCCTGAAGATTTTATTGATGATATCAAATTGACCAATACCCTGAGGGATTATTATGTCTTACAATCTGCTGAATTAGACGGGACATTATCTTTAACAAATTATAGAGGTAATTTAATAGGTACTAAGAGACGAACTAAAAATTTGGTCTTAAACAAATTACCACGAGAAGATCAGCTATTGTTCAATCCTATAACTGGTAGATACGAAGATTCTAGATTATTCCAACCTGCCCCGGCTGTCTTGGAAAATAATTTAAAACTTGTTAATGAAAGTCTTGTATTGAAACAGGCTGATAAGGATTATATCATTAAATTTATAGCCAGTCTAGAAAGCCGAATGAGTGTTAATGAGAGAGCTGTTGTAGCAGATAACTTAAGAATACTATTTACAAGATACCGCAAAAACCCTGAAGTATGGACTAACTTTAAAGCAGTTTCTCAAGCTCAAATCAAATTTGATGTAATGAATGTTTCAGACTCTATCGAAACACAATTGAGAAAAGACGCCAATTTGCTTAAGAAATTGAAACAAGACAATTACATAGACCCTGTATTAGGTGCTGTGCAATTAGATGATTTATCGAATAATTTTATAAATAATATTTCTAAAAGAAATCGATGGGAAGATAAAGTAGCACCTAAGTTAGCTAGACAACTAAGAGATATCTTTGACAGAAATATCCCAATAAGATTGCAGAGAAGAATTCCCGATGATAAATTACAACAATTTTATTTAAGATTTGCACATAGACTTAGCTTAGCAGATAGTCCTGATGTTGATAATTTAGCTGTCTCTTTAGGGCGCGATCTATATAATATGGCTGAACTCAATGGTACTAAGCAACAATGGCATACTCTGGGTAAAAAGATAATTGAATCTAACAATAAGTTTTTTAAATTAGAAACATTCGGTGTCCAAAAACGCAGGATGAAAAGTAGATTAAGTGGTCAATATTTTGGACCTTACTATGATACTTTTTCGTATAATATAAGAATCACTGATCCCAGGATTCAGGAGTACTCAAGACTTAATAGAAGTATTGATGTAGGTCTCCGTATAGGTGTCACTGATCCAAAGAATAGATTACTTTTTAGAGAAGGCTATAAAACTTATTTTTATAAAGATAAATTAGGTGGCTATGTAGATACCCGAATTCCAATCACTTCTTCATCTGCATTCAGAGATTTTCCTGAAGAATTTATTGATAAAGATATGGTGAGTGCTTTAAATTGGGCCGCTAAGTCTGAATTTAAGGTTGATGAAGATTACTATGATTTTGTAAATAAATTATTAAATTTTGCTGATGACCGTGGTCGTGCTCAATACTTCGATGACTTGAATCAGTATCGACGTTACATAATTTCTCGTGGAGATTCCTATGAAAGATTCAAATCCATGCAATGGTTTAGGGATCGTAATATTGCTTTCTCTAATCACCCTTTCATTGATTCTAGAGCACGGATCTATGATCGTGGATTTATTAGCCCTCAGTCTGGAGAAACTTTTAGGCCTTTCCTCAATACTTCGTATGAGAGAGCTTTAGGCGAAATTGGTTTTAAAAATTTTAATGACCAAATAGGGTCTTTCTTAGGAGGATTGGATGACTTCTTTGAGGGTCGTTTCAACTCGCTAAGTATCACAGGTAGGCAAAAGATTGCAAATAAGTGGCGTCCAGAGTTAGTTAAAATTGGCAATCACATGATTCGTGGAAAGCCTAATGATATTAGAGCAATATTGCAATCAGATATTGTGGCTAAGATTGAAGGTGAAGAACTAGGGAAGTTTCTAAGATTTGCAATAGAGACGGCTAAGATTGATAACTTTATGAAAGGTGATTATAAAAATCTTTCTAAACTTAATAGTTATAAAACAGCATTAGCGCTAGAGCAAGATGCCTCTTCATCAGGTGCGCAAATAATTGCTTTAACAACTAGAAACAAACAATTAGCTGAATTGAGCAATGTTATTCCAACTAACCAGAAGAAAAGATTATACGATGAGATAGCAGCAGCTACCTTCAATGATTCTAGATTTAGACAGTTAAATTTAAGGTTGGGAATAAATGAGAAAGATTTACGAAAAGCTGCAAAAGCACAAAATATGGTTACATTCTATGGTGCTGGCGATCGCACAGGTATTCTGAATGTTGAACGAAAACTGGCTTCAGCTTTGGAAAGACAGCCTGGAACATTGGTGGTCAAGGCTTCCCAGAGAGATGAAATCTTGGGTGAAATTTCCGCCAGAATAGCTAGGTTTGAAAAGTTCGATCCAGAAACTGCAGCTGAGCTTGCAGTATTAAGGACAAATGTTAGAGATATCTTTAATAAGGGTCTAAATCCTGGCCAAGATATCATGGATGATCTATATTTCTTGTCACCACAAACTAAAGATTTCTTAGAAAAGATGTCTTTGAGTTATGATAAAGTTATCACACCGAACGATTTTAAAGAAATTGCTTCAATTATGAGTGAATACCTAGCAGAACAGACTCCTGTACTTAAAACATTCACGAAGTTTTTAGGTCGTCTTGCGGAAGATTTCCTTGAAAACGCCAGACCATCTAAGAGTGATTTTGATTGGAAAAGTATTTTTAAAGTAAAGCTATTAGGTACACGTAAGGATGGATATAAATTACCTGACAGAATAGGTGAAATATTGGGAGTAAATACTTCAAAATCTGTGAGTGAATCTTTTCTAAGTAAATTTGGTTTCTGGAAGCCCAATGGGTTTCTTGATGAATTAATATACGGCACCAGAGATCCTTTAAATAGACGGATCGGTGCCAAGTACTTTAAAATTGATATTGCAAAAATTAAGAAAATTTATGAATTAGAAATTTTCAGAGCAAATAAATTACCCAAACGTTGGACAAATGTACCTTGGGTTAATTTTGATAAAAAGACACTAGAACAAAACTTTACATCAACAATAGAAACACGGTTATTTTACAGAGATAAAGATGGAAATCCTATTACAAATATTATTCAAATAGATAATAAGAGTGAAGCTACATGGTGGGAACAATTCATAAATAATTCTGGCAATATAAATGACATTGCAGATACAGCTAAGGCTAGAACAGCTTATGCTGTAAATGGAACTCATTCTAATGACGCAGTACTCGTCAAGAGATTTCATATCTGGGGTAGAGAAAATAATGTAAATACAGCGACTGTTCATGATGCTTTCTTCACTAATATTGGTGAGATGTTGGAAGCTAAACAAGCATTACGGAATATCTACGCTAAGGCAGCCGAATCGAATGTAATCAAACAAACATTAGATGAAATGCGCGCTAGGGGTTTTCCGAAGGAATTATATGATAAGTATTTAAATGAAGCAATTGAGATAGGGCTGATACCGATACCCGGTAAATCTAGGATTGGTGGAAGGCTTCTAACTGATACGGATATATTAACACGCGAGGATATTTTAAGAGATATAGATGAGGTTTTTGAAGACGACCTTAGCTGGTATGGTGTTGGCGGGTAGATACCCCGTTAAATTAACCCATACTATATTTTTTATAGTATCTATTTTTCTAAAATCATAATACTGTGTATTATGTCTTAAGTTGTACTTGAGGAATAAATTTATGCCCGGCACTGATGAAACAAACACTGGCGATAGCACTGATGGTAATGGTAGCACCGAAAATGCTGCATCCACCATTACAGTTAAACCTAGTGAATCCAAATCTCCTAATGCGTCTGAAACTTCTGGTGATAGTGAGTTATCTATCCAAGAACAGATTCAAAAAGGGATTGATGAAGCTTTAAAACCGCTAAAAGAGAAAGTTGATAAAGCCTATTCTGAAAGGGATGAGGCTCTGGTTAAAATTAAGGAACATGAAGAAAGGTTAAGAAAAGAAGAGTTAGAAAGACTTGAAGCGGAAGGAAAGCATAAAGAAGCCTATGAAGCTAGACTCAGAGATGAGGAAGCTAAAAGACAAGCTCTTGAAAAACAAAATATTGAACTCACGAGAGATATTGAAGTTAAGAATGAGCTTTCTAAATATGAATTCAGGAATCAAAATGCCCGAAATATGGCGTTTCGAGATATCTCTGGAGATCTAGTTAGAAATGATAAAGGCGTTTGGGTTCACAAAGATGGTGACAGTGTAGAAAATATAGTTAAAGCTTACGTGGAAAGTGCAGAAAATTCTTTCTTACTTAAGCCGAAGGTTTCATCAGGTTCAGGCACCGAGATTATCGAAACTAATAACTCCTCAGGTGGCAACAAATCACTTTTCGACTTACCGCAATCTGAGGTACTTAACATGGCTGCGAAGGGAAATCTTCGCAAAAGATAGAGGAAATATTAAATGCCATTACGTATTAATGTTGCAGGTGCTACTGAATTTGCGCTACAAGAAGCAATTGGTGCTTATTCAGATGAAGCCTACACCAATGCCAAAAAACTTTCAAGTACAGGTATTGTAGGCGGAAACCCACAAATCGATACCAGCTCAGAGACCTATATTGGTCAAATGCGTTGGTTTAAACCCTTAAACCCTACTATCAATACAGCTTCTCTGACAGTAGCTACTGATGGTGCTTTCACCACTTACGGTTCGGAATACCTGAACTACGTCAAAACTGCTCGTACCCACGGTGCGCAGAAAGTTAACCTGCAAACCCTGGTCACTCAGCAAGATGGTCTTGCTAAGATCAGCCGTGATTTCGGTGAAACCAAGGCTCAAGATGAGCACAATGCTATCCTTGCTGTTCTGAAAGGTGTTGCTATTGCTGAACTTCTGCATGGTACCGGTGATGCCGGTGGTGGTGCTGGTCTTGGTGGACAAGGCTGGGATAATGACCCTACTGATCCGCTGTATGGCTTCTACGTGGATCTTGGCGCAAATCCGATTGTCACAGCCCCGGCTGCTGCTAATATTGGCGCTCAACGTGCTGCAGGCTTCCTTGATGCTATCGGTATGGCTTACAAAGATTACGAGCCGGAATTCTTCTACCTGATTACTAGCCCTGAAGTTATGGCTTCTCTGCGTTCTGCTAATCTTGTAGATGAAACCAAAGTTGTTGACGGTAATATTGTTTTTGACACTATTTTCCAAGGTAAATTCCGTTTAATTCAAACTCGTGCAACTCAAAGTTTGACTGCTGCAGAAATTGACAAATTTGATGCCACGAACGTATCTAATCTGGGTGTTGATTTAGTTGGTCAGAAGACCACTTATCTTGTACAACCCGGTGCATTGGCGATGGAAGCTCTGCAGATTGCAGAAGATGTTGAATTTGATCGTGATGCTTCTGCTTATGCTGGTGGCGGTACCACTGAAATTTGGTATCGTTGGGGCTACGTCGTTCATCCGGGCGGTTACAACTGGACTGGTTCGCAAGATGCTTTCCCGAGTGATGCTCAGTATAAAGAAGTCACGAATGATGGCGGTGCGACTACCGCAACTGTTGTGGCAATGCCCGCAGCAACTACGGGTTACACTGGTGTTTGGACAAGGAAGGCTAATTCTGTACTCTCACTAGGAATTTTACCTGTATTCCACGCTTAATTTTGGAGTTCACTTATGGCCCTTGTAAAAGGAACAAATTCATATGTAACAGTAGCGGAAGCTGACAGTTATTTTGCAGATCGTTTGGATGCAACAGCTTGGACAGCTGCCACTGCAGACCAAAAGAGTCAAGCATTGATTACTGCTACTGCTATGTTAGATAATTTGGACTGGATAGGAGTGGCTGTAAGTGATCTTCAACCTCTAGCGTTTCCTCGAATTGGCATATATTTTGACCCTCGTGTTGGGGCTGATGTAATGTTTGAAGACACTGTTGTCCCGATTAGGATCGAGATAGCTGCTTTCGAGTTGGCTCTCCATCTATTAAATAATAGTGGATTGCTGGATGATACAGGGCGTGTTGACTCTATTGTGGTGGGTTCCATAGAACTCAAAGACATAAAGCCTGCTCAAAAATTACCTCCATTTGTGTTACAGCAGATCAAACCTTTAAGGGTTAGGCCTTCAGTAACTAATTCATGGTGGAGAGCTAATTAATGAGTTATGTAAATCTGGTTAATAAAAGTTTGACTGTTGCATTTAATTCAGTCAAAGATTTAGCGACAGATATTACTTTCACGAAAAAGGCTGTTACTGGTTATGATTTTTCAACAAAACTTAATACTGCAAATGCACCCACTGCTTTAAATATTAAGGGAGTGGTACTGGATTCTAAAAAAGGTAAATTAAATAGTGATCGAAATTCACAATTAAAAGAGATAATGTTAAAGCGTCAAGATATTGGTGATATTACTTTTTATGATTCAGTCAGTATTGCAGGACAAGATTGGCGACTAGGCTCAACTATTGCAGATAATGGTTATATTGTGATGGTTGAGGCTTATAGAGAAATATAATGGGTAAATATATTGATATTCAAAATGATATATTTTCAGTATTTGCTTCCGCTGGTTGGTTAGCCGAAGCGATCCCCACATATCCTCAAAATCATATTCCTATAAATCCGGGAACGGAATTTATAAGAGTTTCTATAGTACCCTCAAGCTTTTTGTCAACATTGGATTCCTTATCAGGTCAATTAATTATAGATATATTTACTGTCGCTGGAGAAGGCCCTTCGAGACCTTTCGAGATCGCTGACATTCTAGACCAGTACCTAACAGGCAAATATTTAGAAACTAGTGGCAATGGTGCTACTCAATTTTTAAATAGCGCTATGGGTAGTGGTTCCTTAGATGCGGATAACCCAGGGTTATACCGATCTATGTACACAATTTCTTTTAATTATACTGGAGTACAATAATGGCTCAAATTTCTTCAATTGGTGCAGGTCTATTTTCCGATCTGTCTGTTTGTGTAGATGCTACTGATAATGGGGTCGCTATTGCGACACCCAATGAAGCTAACTTTAAATTATGTTTTGCTAATGAGTTAGCTAACGGTGCAGCTCCTACAGTTGCTACTGGTGAATTTATTCGTATCACTAATATTCGCGAATTTCCGGCAATCGGAACTCCGCCTAATATCGTAAACGTGCCTGTATATGGTCAGTTGACTTCGCAGCAAATTCAAGGTCAAGCTGACGCACCTTCTCTAGAATTATCTATTAACTATGTTGGTGATGCATGGCAAGATACTGCTAACTATCTTGGTAGCTTTGTGGGTGATGGTATTCAACGTGTATTCCGCTTCGCTCTGTTGAACTCTGAACCTACTGGTGGTTATGCTTCGGTTGTAGGTCAGATCGGTACTGTTGAGAACAGTCAGTATTTCTGGTTCGGAAAAATTGAGGCTTTTCAGGTTACCCCTCAGTTAACTGATGCCAACACTGCGACCGTAACAATGACAATCCAGTCGAATATTTACGGTGCTTTCACTGATTAATTTATATGGGGCTTCTTAATGAAGCCCCTTTCCATCAAAGAAGATACAATGAATGAAGAAGATTCGAAACCTTTCAGTATGGGGTATGTCCTTCGAACTACTGCAAAACATATGCGCAAAAGTATTGACATCAGTATTCGCAAAACATTTGACAGAGTTCAGGAGTTTGCGGAGGATCGTTCCAAATCTGAAGAGGTATTTAAAACCCTGTCTCATTTACATCAAATGAGGAAACAATTAGATGAATTCCAATATCAATATTCCGACGATTTCAAAGGAGAATAGTATGTCCGAAGTTAGTGGACTTAAAAGTGTTGTAGGTACTAAGCAAACTAAAGAATATAAATTTATGGGAACTAAGTTAATTCTCACTAAATTGACAGTTTCTCAAGTACTGGAGATACAAGAGTTAAGTAAGATTTCTGAGAAAGAAGATCTCAAAGAAAGAGATGCTTTTGATTCGATTAAGACTGTTATTAGAATGTCAGTTCAAGATTCAGATGATATGGAAGATGATGACTTCAATGAACTACCGTTAGATGAGTTGATTAAACTCTCTCAGGAAATTATGAGGTTCTCAGGTATTGCTGATACTGAGGGAAAGTAGTACTCTCTGATCAAGAATTAGTTATCTACGAAGTAGCTTTTTGTTTAAATAAATTTGCTTATGAAGTATATGAGATACCTTATGAGGAGCTTTTGAAATGGATAGATTTCTTTGAAAAGCGGCCCCTTGGTTGGAGAGACGATGACAGAGCATATAAGTTACTATCAGCTTGGGGTGTTAAAGCTGATCCTTGGGAGGTATTCGAAAGTCTCGGTAAGTTAAAAAGATCTAGTGAAAATGATAAGAGCCTAAATGATAGGAATAATAGTGAGTTATATATTACAACAGATTCTTTTAAAAATTCTATACTTTTCCAAAAACTAAAGAAAGCAAAAGGAGGTTCGAAAATTGCGTAAAGTTACAGGTGTAAAGCAGACACTCAATGCTATGAACCTTCAGTATCAAAAAGAATCTGCTCTTGGTCAAAGACGTGTAAAAGATAAATTGTTAGAGAATATTAAAAACTTGACACCAGTTGATACTGGTAAAGCCAGAGATGGTTGGTATCAAACGAAAAATTCTATAGAAAATGATGTAGAGTATGTTAATACATTGAATAGTGGCTCTAGCAAAAGAGAGCCATTACATTTTATAGAAGAAGCCGTGCTTAGTACTCGTGGTATAAAAGTAAGAGGTACTATTGTTTTCCCAAAATAACAGAGGTTTTAGCTAAATGACGGTAAGAATACCTGTTGAAGCCGAAACCCGAAGAGCTGAACAAAATTTAGCTAAAGTCACAAACTCTGTGAAGAGTTTAGAAACTACAGCTAACAATACTGCAAGAAATATACGAAGAGCTTTTATCGGTATTGGTGCTGTAATAACTGCAAATTTCTCAATTAGTTCTATTGGTAGGATTTCTACCGAATTTACTAATTTACAAAATAGGATTGCAATAGTTACAGGTAGGACAAAAGAGCTAGGTAAAGCGCAAAGAGAGCTACTTCGTATATCTGAAAGAACACGTTTAAATCTTAATAGTACCACTGAAACTTTCGGAATACTAGGTAGATCAGGTAGACAGTTTGGTGCTCAAACTAAAGATGTTCTTACTGTAACTGAAAATATAGCGAAAGCTATTGCTGTCTCTGGGCAATCTGCTGAGTCTGCACGTTCAGCTATTATCCAATTAGGCCAGGGCTTAGGTGCTGGGACATTAAGGGGCCAAGAGCTTCTGGCTGTTCTGGAACAAGCAACACCTGTCGCTGAAGCTATTGCACGTGGGCTTGATGTTCCACTTGGTAAATTAAAAGAGCTTGGTGAACAGGGTCAGCTGACTTCTGAGCAAGTATTTGAAGCATTGCTTAGCCAAACCAAACAAATTGATAGAGAATTCCAGAACGTAAACCCCACAATTGAACAGTCTAAAAACCTGTTGATTGATGGGGTTAAAATTTACGTAGACCAGCTAGACAAAGGGTTGGGATTATCTGCTAGAGTGGGCCAAAATCTATTAGAATGGTCTAAATCTGTACGTGCTGCTTCTGAAAATGCATTCGAATTAGGCACAAGAATTGCATTCTCTTTTAATATAATCAAGCGTGATGTAAAGAATGTAATAAGTCCTTTTGTAAGAATAATAAAAGATTTAGGGATCCAATTCTTAAATATTATACCTAAAGGCTTTTTAACAATTACTTTAGAAGGTCAAATAAATGAGTCTATACGAGCATTCGATAGATTATTAGGTGGCCCGATTGCTGCATTTAAACGATTTAAATTTATAGATGTTATTCGCATTGAAAGTGATGTTGAACTTGCCATACGTAATTTAAGAAGATTAAGTCCAAAGTATTGGGCAGCTGCGGGCTTTGATGTTCCGACAATTAGGCAGCTATTTAGTAGGGATAACTTTGAACTATATATTAATGGTTTTAGAAGATTAGCTGATGCTGTTGAGAGCAATACTAAATCCATTGCAAGCACAATTCGTCAATTCGTTATTGATGTAAGATTTGGTACACTTGCTGCATTGAGATTTTTAGGCTTACTGCCTGATACTCTGCTAGTATTTAAAGTAGGAAATTTAAAGAGTTTTTCTAAAACAATTATTGAAATTCTAAGAGGAGTTAGTAATACCTCGTTAGAATTTTTCAGAATTGGGCGGATCATCGATGAGGTATTGTTTCCTAATCTATTAGATGTATTTGATGTCCTCGCTGATATAATTCGTAAATTTTATAACTCTTTGAATGAATCCTCAATTCTGAGTTCAGTCAAAGGGCTTTTTGCTAGTTTCGGTCAATTTATTATAAATATATTTAAAAATATTTATGATAAAATTATTGGAAATTCATATTGGACAGATACGGTAGAAGGATTACCTAAATTAGCTAAAGAAAATATAGATAAAGCTCTTAAGGCATTCAATAATTTTGGCAAGCGGCTCACAGCACTTTTCAAAAATATTGCAAGAGCAGTCTCCGAGAATTGGAAAAATGTTGTTGTTTTATTCTTAGTAAGTGCTGTTGCTATAGGGCCGTTAATATTAGATGCTATTGGCTATTGGGTAAATTTTGTAAGTAGGGCTGTTGCCTTGGGCCTTGAATCACTAGCTGTGGTAATCCTTTCAGGATTGATTAAACTGCCTGATGATTTGCCAGATGTTGTAACTAATGTAATAGAGAAATTAGGCGGGAGTATTGCAACAGCCTTAATAGTTACAGCTCAAGGTTTTAGGGCATATGGTTTTATTATAAAGAAAGTATTCAATATACTGTCTAATATTTTGTTATTTATAGAAATTCGTATAATTCTTGTCCTTAATAAAATAGCGAAGAAGATAGCTTCTTTTATAAAGAGTATCTCATTAGATGATATTAAGGATCTTTTCAAAGAATTACCTGAATTGGTATCAAATGGTTTATCTAAAGCTACTGATAGTATCAAAAGTTTTGGATTGAAAACAATAGATGTTTTTAGAAATATTTACGACAAAGTTATTGGTAACTCATATTGGACAGATACAATAGAGAGTATTGTGAATTCTTCCAATACATTGTGGAATAGAGTTAGTAAGGGCTTACTCATATTTAAAGAAAATGTAACAAATATTTTTAGAGATATCTTTAATACCCGCAAAGAAGATCGCCTTAGTAAGATTCTAGATACTGGTCGTGATCTTATTCCAGGGCTTCAGCCGAAAGGTTTTGCTTCAGGTTTTATTGAAGAAATACAAGAAGTTTTTGCTTATATACAAGAGAAATTTCCTTTTGTTGTTACTGGTGCTTTCATCGGTATAGGTGGGCTTATCGCATCTCTGTTATTCCCTGCAGGCAGCATAAAAACAGCAATACTTACAGGTGTAACACTTTCTTTAATAAAAGTTGGAACTATACTAACTGAAAAATTGTCAAATAGTGTCTTAGATGCGAGTATTGTCAATCAATTGGCATTAAATGCTGGTGAGGCTGTCGGTGTCTTCTTCGCTTCCATCATAAGAGATTTGCCTAGCACATTGAGTATAGTATTTGGTGCAATTTCGAATTTCTTTAGAGGTGTCATTGAACAAATACCCTTGCTGGGAACTGCATTAAAAGGCGTATTTAATATTGCAGATGTTGCAGGCCTTGCCGGAGCTTTAGGTTTATTTGGAGTATTCTTATTTGGGAAATACACGATAGGTACAATCAGCAAAATAGCCAAGGCTCCTCTAGCCACAATTACCCGTCTATTTGTTGCTTCAAAAGCTGCCATCCTGGGGCAAAGCAGCGGTATCCTTTCTCAGTATGTATTTGGACCGCTAGGCCCCACACGCTCATTGGCATTAATAGGAATTGCTTTAGATCAATTAGGATTGTTTGAATCACTCTTCAGAGACTCAGCGCTAACTCAGACTGTTATTGAGGGAGGTCTGCTGTATTTACTGGTCACTGGCGGTAAGGGTGTTTCCACAATCGCAGATTTCATTGGCAAGAAAGTAATATTTCCATTAGGCAGTAAGCTAGCAATTCTAGCTGCTAAAACAAAGGTAGGTACAACGCTGTTTGATATCTTCTTTGGTGTCACCGGTAATTTTGGAGATAGAGCAGTTTCTGCAGTCAGGAAAGTTATTGGTAGCGTAAGCGACAAGATCACCACACTGGGTGCTAAAGGTGTTCAATTTGCCGTGCCTTTCATAAGTAGATTTTTATTTGGCAGAGAACCCGGAGCTACGAAAGACCGTGCAAAGAATGAGTTAGGATTAGTATTTGATGTAATTAGAGATAGCCTTGCAGGTTTCATTAGACGAGTTCGCCAAACGAATATTGCAGAGGCGATTTTTAGTTTTGGAAATCCTGCACAAATCTTTGACCCGATTAAAAGAGGTTTAATAAGTTTCTCTACTTTCTTTACAAATACGCTAGGTAAAATGCGTAAGGCCTCGTTACTTTTTGCAGGTCCTGATGGTATTGTAGGTAAGGCCATCTTCGGCAAAGCCGGTAAAGCTGCGTTAATTACTGGCATCATAGCTACTCTTGCAATATTCAGTTCGAGTGTAAAAGCTGCAAGTGATGAAGTTCCTTCGGATGGAGAGAAAGGAGGTTTCTTTTCTGGAATCTTTGACAGTCTCGCAAAGTTGGCAAATGAGAACCCTCTGACAGCAACACTCATACCTGCAACAATTATTGCATTAATTGCTTTTAGACGACAAGTTTTGAGACTTATACTGAGCGCATTCCCCTCTAATGCATTAAAAGGTTTTGAAACATCTTCTTTGAAAAGTATTAAGAATGTTGGTAAAATCTTTAGGAGTGTTATTGGTGGATTAGTTGGCACATTCGTCGGTGCTGAGTTAGGTAGAAGAATTGGACCTGAGTTTGAAATTATTGGCGCAATTGCTGGAGCTGCTCTCGGTGAAGGTATCTTTAGAGGCTTAGGGAGAGCACTGGCCAGCAGTTTTGTTGTCAGAATCGGTGGCGCAATTTTAGCGGCAATTCTGTCAGTAAAAGCTGCAATAGTAGCTGCAATAGCCTCGCTTGTTGCTGTCACTGGAGGACTTTTATATGTATTGTTCTTTGGGGAGACTGGTAATTTTTCCAAAGACTTAGATTCAGCAATAAATAAAATCAAGAACTTCTTTGGTTTCGGCAAAGATGCTTCCAAGGAAATTTCAACAGGAATCTCAGAAGCTGCTGAAGCTTTTGCAAATTTTGAAAGAATACGATTTAATTTTTCATTGGAAGGTATTGATCCCGAGCAAATAAGTGAAAGAGAGCAAGGTAAGCTAGATTCCCGAATTGCTGAATTAAACGAAACTATCTTACGAGCAAGGGATGAGCAAGAAGAGACCGGTAAAATATCAACTGAGACATTAAATGCAATTAATGCTCTAGATAGAGGCTTGACAAGATTTACAGACAAACTTAAAGAACGTAGTGAAATTGATTTTGAAGGTACTACCAATCTCTTTAAAAAGTTCGAAGAATTCGAGCCAGTAAAATTTGGTGAGAAAATTGTAGTTGGTCTGAGGCAAAGTTTCCTAGATTTCTCTTTCTTCTTGAAAGAGATTTCTTTAAAGATAAAAGGATTCTTTGGCTCTGAAACTGCTGACAGTGAGTTAGAAGATCTAACCAAATTAAAGGATACACTTTTCAGTGCTACATTTAGAAATATCAGTCCCGGTGTTAAAGAAATAATAAAATTGCGAGAAGACCTGAACAACACGAAAGGTCTAGACGCAGATATTGTAGAAAGAATAAATAACGGTACAAAAGACTTATTAAATGTTCTTGAGATAATTCAAAGAGAGTCTAATTTTCTAGGATTTGAAACACCATTAGAAGAAGATAATAAGTTTCTGGTATTAAGAGAGGTTCTTGTAAAGAGACTCAAAAAGACTTTAGAGGAAGCTCTTGTTGCTCAACAAAGATTAGTTGATGTTAAAGAGTTTAGAAACACTCTAACGCAAATCTCTCGTGGATTAAACGAAGTAGGTGTCAGTTTTGATGCGTCAAAATTATTCTTAGATGAAACTGATTTTAATACACTCATAGATTTAGCTGGCAATGCAGCGACAATTGCTGCAGAGAGACTCAAAGGTGTTGCAAACACTGACGAATTAACACAGTTAAATTTAAGATCATTAGATATTCAAAGAGAAGCTGAGAAACTTATACAAAGAGGTGAAACAGCAAGTTTAAAGGTTCAAGCCGCAGCTGCAGTGCTTCTATCAAAAATAGGTGAAGATACTTTCTCAGAAAATACAATTGAAAAATTAAGCAAAGACACCGCGAATAAAATAGTTGATTTAGTAGAAAAGATTCAAGGTAAAGAGCAGCAAATTAAACTAGAGGTAGAATTAGATACTGATCTTGCTAAATTCCAGATACGAAGATTAACCAATGAGGTTGCAAATCTTAGAACCCAGATCAGTAACATTGTCTTAGAAGAAGGCGGATTTGATGCTCTAAATGAATTTGCTGATAAATTCGGTATAGATTTTAATAATGCACTAAGGCAATTTGACTTAAGTTTCATATTATCTGAATTTGATAGATTGCAAAATATTCTGAAAAGAATTAGAGTTGTAAAAGATAAAGATCCTAAGCAGGCAGCTTTACTTAGGAAAGAATTTGATCTTCTTGTTGCTAATCTAAATATAGCCGATAAAACAATTAATGAAATTCTCTCAGATGTTTCTTCGTTAGGTGTATCTTTTAATTTAGATGATTTCGCAAACATCGATTCAAATACTTTAAATAAATTGAAAGAAGTGTCTGATGAACTTCGCGAAATAAATTTAATACTCTCTCGTCAGGGTAAAGATATTAGCGATGATGAAGTCAGAGCAGCGGTTCAGCGTCGTGCCAAGCTGATTGGTACTGTAAATAAGATTGAAATTGACCAGTTATTTAATACTGCAGATAAAGCTATTAAGAGTTTAGGCGCGGCCGGTGCAACTGTAGATATCATTCCATTCATCAACGATGCAGCTTTAGAAAGATTGTTGGAGAGTGAAAGAACAATTGCAAGAATAAATCAAAAATTAAAATCTACTGAAAATGCTTCAGTCTACAAACAACTTGCAGAAGACTTGAGTAAGGCCAAGAAAGAGGCAGATAGTCTTTCCCGAAAGCAGCTGTTTTCAGAGTCATTTGAAAGATTCCAATTAAGTGATTTAGAAAATTTCAGCAAGACAGAGACTGTCGATATAGTACTTAAAGCTTTCCCCTTATTGCAAGACTTCAAGAGTCTTATTGAAGAGCTACCTTTCCAAGATCTCAGAGCTTTGCTAGCAGATGCTATCAAATTTAATGCTAGGGTGGATCGAGCAGATCTTGGAGTTGAGACTTTTACTTTAGCTGACAGGACATCTTTCCAAAGAAGAGGTGGAGGTGCGGTTACAGAGCAATTATCCGAAGATATATTTGGAATTGATACAAGAGGTCTTGCAAATATAGCCCAGCGTAAGATAAAACAAGAAACAATTAATTTAGTATCTAGTGTAAATAAAGTATATATTGATTCTTTGCTGAGAGATATAATTGCTGAGCAGGATAGATTACGTATCCCCGGTTTGTCAGAAGAATCCAGGATTGCTGCTCAAAACTTAATAAATCAAAAGTCCAGAGAATTAGATTTAGCAATACAACGAGCCTCACTTGATGTAGGAGAACTGGCATTTGAGGCAGGGCAATCTCTTGTAGATGCATTAGTTAACGGGCTTAATGGTGCCTTATACAGAGGCGTCATAGGTATAAAAGAAGAAGGCAAATCTACTTGGACAACTTTCAGAGATGTAATTGTGAACACATTCACTGAAGAATTAATTCGTCCTGTTGTAGATGGTATAACAGAAGCTATTAGGAATAGTGGTGCGCTAGATGCACTAGCTGATATTGGTTCTGAACTCTTCAGTACTTTCTTTGCTGCAATAGCAAGTGCTTTTTCTAAACAAGACAGCTTAGGCGGGACTGCTGGATTAGGTTCTCTGGTAGGATTTTTCTCCGCCGCCGATGGTGGCCCTGTAGTTGGCCCTGGAACAGGCACTTCTGATAGCATCCCCTCAATGCTATCCAATGGTGAATTTGTGATAAATGCATCAGCTACGAAACGAAATAGAGCACTTTTAGAAGCGATTAACAATAATAGATTACCAAAATATGCCTCGGGAGGTATTGTTGGAATACCCTCTACTTCTAGTATAAATCCCGCTAAATCTAATTCGCTAGTCTCTGATAATTCTAAATCGCAGCAGATTTTCAATATCAATGTGACCGGCGATATTAGTCGGCAAACTAAGTCAGAAATATTTAGAATGCTTCCTGAGATATCTAAAGGAGTTAATTCTTACAACTATGAAAAGAGGTTGGCGTAATGTATGGTATCTTGGATATCTCAACAATAAATGCTGATACAGGCTCTGATTCGCTACTTTTGTGCACATTTGTCGCTCCAACAAAAGTTACATCAAAATCTATTATCAAAGGGAGTGATACACTATCTTTGAGACGTATTAGGTACCGAACTTCCGCACAACGTTGGGAAATTGAAACTGATAGCGCAATCTTAAATAGAAGTACGGACTTATTTGTGCATCAAATTGAGAATGACTCGATTAATGCTATCTTTGTCAGACCTCCATTACCTGTTAAAAACAACAGTGTGGCTCTAGGCCATTCAAGACCTGCTGCTGGTGATGATACTGTGTACCCTATAGCAACTCAAGGACTTGCAGAATCAAATGGCACAGCCACGGCAGGTGCCGGATTTTCTGCGGGCGCTGTATCCGTTTCAATAATTTTAGATATTAACTCTGAAATATATAAATCTGATTTTATAAGATTTAATGGTCATGATAAAGTATATATGGTCACGGATATTCAGGCGATCACACCTGCAGCACATACTTCAACTTTATCTATATTCCCGCCGTTGTCCGCTGATATTCTCGGTACAGAAGTTATATATTTAGGTAAAAGAGCTACCATGAAAATGACTTATGATTTAGGCTCTGTCCTAGGAATAAGTTACATAGATGGCGTATTAGCCAATCCCGGAATATTAACACTAATAGAAGATTTATGAAAACTATATCAGATAATTTAAAAGCTTTACTGGCAAGAGATGATATCCAACCTTTTCTTTTGATTGAGATAGGTCCCAGCGGTGTTCAGTACTTTAGATACACAACATTGCCTTACAATTTGACTTTTGAAGCTGAAGTTTACACTAGTCAAAATAATCTGGCCAACATGGATCCTCCCCGTTTATCTAAAATACTTGATAAAGAAGCATATGTAATAACATTTGTAGATCCCCTGTATACCTTGAGACCTTTTTTCGAGGGCGGCACTGGACAACTTATCGGTATTGACATGAGAGTTATAGGTGGGTTCATCAACTCCACAGCATCACCGATTTTCGGTACAAATCCCGGACAAGATTTTGGTGAATACTTTTCATTATATAAAGGTTTTGTGGATAGCGCAAATTATAGTGTAACTGAAGATACCGTAATTCTATCCGTTGAAGGAGCTTCGCCTATGGGACCTCTTGATTTACGGAGGACAATTGTGACTTCTAAAGAATATATCCAAAGAGAATTCCCAACAGAAACAGGCTATGACCAGGTGTATGAGGGTTCTCAAGAAGTTGTTTTGAATTGGGGTAAAGCGCAATGAGTGTCATAGCGGCCATTGTTGTAGGTGCTGCAATAGTTACAAACGTAGGTATTGTTGCTGCATTACTAACCGCAGCTTCAATAAAATACCAACAAAGACAGCAAGAAAAGTTAAGAGATAAGCTAGCAAAAGCCGCAGATGAAGCTAAGGGTTTTCAATTAGCCACAGAAGGTGAAGTAGTAAATCTTCCGTTGGTTTACGGGAGAGCTCGGATAGGCGGTAATCGTGTATATCATAAGGTTAGCAGCTCTTATAACTATGCAGCCGCAGCCGCAGGTGGTGTTGAACTCCTGAGTAGCGGTGACACAAATGAGTTGAATACCATAAGTAATTCAGAAACTGTAAACTCTTTTAATATTTTACTATATTACTATGCGACTAACTATAATCGACAAACAAAGGCTTTCGAATGGAATGTCAGTGCTGGGTATTACGTAGATAATCCATTAGCGTCCCAATCTAATAGTGCATACTCGGGTGGTGGTGAGCATCGTTTAACAGCTTTTCCTTTTACACCTGTAGGGCCTTTGACAAGAAGTGGTCCTGACTCGAATATTTATAACATAACACTTGCAGCCGGGTTAAATACTTTTGCGAAAGTTGGTGCGAGAGTTAAGATCAATCATGCCCCAATGCTCACTTACACTGCTTGGTTGCTGCAACAGGATAATGAAGCTATAGCAACCAGTCCCGCAACTTTTAATTACAAAATTCAATCTTATGATAATGTTACAGGTGCAACTGTATTAACAGCAGATGTTGATGGAGCTTCAGGGACAGGCGCGCCATCTCTGAATGCGAATGTTGCCGGAACAAAAAATGAATTTTTGTATGTGGCACAGACGATCTGTCTAGCTGGAATTGAAAGGATATATAGTGCATTTGTTAATGACAAAGATCATAGACACCCGGACTTCGGAAGATCTATGCGAATCCATGCTTATAGAGATGGTAATATTGCAGATCCCCTCTTCGTGGCCAATGATACGCTAGGAAATACCTCGCTATTCCCGGAAGCGGCTTACTCTTTTCAAGCTTTTAGATTAAATCGAGACGATCCCCAATACGGTGGCGCGGTCCCTAATGTTGAATTTATAATTGAAGGGATGCGAGTATTCACCATAAACAATGTCTCGGAAGTTTACTCGCTATCTGGTTCCAAGACTTATACAAATAATCCTGCGTATTGTTTATTAGACTATCTCTTGAGTTCCAAATATGGTTTAGGACTCTCCGTTGCAGATATTAATTTAAAGAGTTTCTGGCAAGCCGCTCAAGCCTACGAAGTTATTGTTGAAGTTAATGGAAATACCAATATTCCTCTAAATGGTAAACTGTGGGAAGCCAAAGGTTCCCCGAGAAACTTGAAACGATATGAATGTAATTTAATCATTGATACTTCAAAAACAGTTAGAGAGAATATTGTAGAGATACTTAACACAATTCCTAATTCATCATTTATATGGTCTGACGGACAATACAAATTAATCGATAGATATCCTATTGAATGGGTTGCTGGAACTTATAATCCAGGGACTATTGTTCAATATGATACAGGTACGAATATTGATTTATGGCGGTGTTTAACCACTACCACAGATGTCCCTACAGATGCCAGTCCGAATTGGGAACGCGGTCCTGATGAAAATTTAGTTGCGGCTTATATAACAGACGATGATATAATTCTTCAAGGCGACATCGGCACGGCCTGGCCTTCACTGGCATCTAGATACAATCATTGTGAAATCTCATATATAAATGAAAGTGATGATTTCGAACAAGGTACGGTGGATTGGCCACCAATCTACTCGGGTACTGTGTACTCCACTTATCTCGCAGAAGATAACGGTATTGAATTACACACTACACAAGATGCTGTAGGAGCCACAACCGAGTTCCATGCGAGAGCATTTGCGGAAGAAATAGTTAGAAAGTCCAGACACAGAAACACTCTCAGATTCACTGTTGGCAAAGCATTACTGTATTTAGAGCCAGGAGATTTAATTCACATTTCAAGTGCTGAATTGCAAATACCTTACGAGTTATATAAAATTGAAGAATTAGAAGTTACGGATGACAATAATATCCAGCTTGTGTTGGAGAAATACGATGCCAGGATTCTTGCATGGAATGCACCCGATGATGAAGTCGTAGTTCCCCGAAATGTATACATAGGTCCAATTCAACAAATAACTGGCCTGACTTATACACCGGCTTCTATCTTTGAAAGATTAGGTTCAGCCGGGACACTGACTTGGGATCCCATTCTTCTAAATAATTTGCAAGCTTATGATGTGTATTACTATCCTGGCAGTATAAATGAGGCCTCCACGGAAACGGCTTGGATTTATGCAGGATCCACTACCGAAAACAAGTTCAGATTACCACCTTTAGCTTATGTGGAGAGTGGCTCCACCTATATTGCCACAGTCGTCCCCAGAACTGTCGGCGGAAGAATAGCCCCTAGAGAAGATTGGGCAATGGGCTCTTTCTGGCCAGTAATTGAATTCGGCGTAACTGCGATACCCTCATTAGAAAATGCTGTAATTAAATTACAAATATATGTATACGCAAAAACAGATAGAGTAGGGGAAGTTATTAATGACAGCGGTTCCTATGATTTTTCAATAGCTTCCTTCACACCTCCCGTTGGTTTTTACGCCTCTCCAGCGGAAGCTTTGCTAGGTAGCGGTGATGTGGACAACCCAGGAGATCTGTATTTTGCGGAATCCCTAACCATCCTAGACGGCGGACTCACACTGGCAGAGCCTCTCAGTTGGTCCAATTTAGAATTATTTGCCCCTGAAAGAAATACAATTGATATTACTGTATATCATCGAAGATTGTCAGCTGGAGCTGTGCCGACGGTTCCCACAGGCGGTAGTTATAATTTCACTACACGGGCGATAGTGGTACCAACAGGAAATGTGACTTGGTATACCAAAGAGAATCTCCCTGACGGCATAGGCGCTGTTTATGAGACATCGGCCACGCTATCTAGAATGGGTAATTATGGACTCAATACTAACATACCTTCTTGGGCAACTCCTAAACTGTCTAATGCAACGGGTGCTCAAAGAATAACTTTAAGATTATATCAATGGTCCAGTACCGCTCCACCCATAGCTGCCGGTGCTGAGTCTGTATATAATTGGCTAGATGGTAGTCACGGCACCCCCAGTAATTTAGGTAGTTGGTCGTTTATTTTATTGACCAACCCCGGAACTGCCGGCGTCAAATTGTGGGTAGCTGAAAGAACTTTGGAAGCAGAAGCCACAGCATCAACCTCCTTAGTTGATTGGGGTGATGGTAATACTGATGTTTATACAACTGATGCAGGTAGTGTCCCCGGTGGTAAAAGTAAGACAGTTGATATTTACCACTGGGCACTGACCATCCCTTCAGCACCTGTTCAAAATAGTACGTATACTTGGGAAACAGACTTATTAAGCAATATTCCTAACAGCCCTCAGGTATGGTTCGATGAACCTTCGGTTGCTCCGACTCCCGGATTTACCTTATGGAAAATTGAAGCTAGATTGCAAGAAGAAATATCCGTTGCCACAACAACTGTCTTTTGGAGTAATTATAGTATACAGGCAGTGGGCTTTGCCGGTGACTCAGGTACGGCAGGTGGTGCGGGCAGTTCAGGAGCTAGCGCCAGGAGAGCTTATGGTGTTCAGTTGGCTAGCTATACCCCTATCAATGTTGGTGTGAACTTCATCGCTACAGGTGATGCATTACCTGACAGCGATTTGAATCAAACAGGTTCTCCTGACTTTGAATGGGGCGGTACATGGGCATGGCAACAAACAGCCAATTTCACGCTCTTGAATGGCGAAGCAATATTTCAATCAGATGGTCTATTTGATGCTACCGCCAATCAAACTGTCTGGCAAGCACCTTACCTATCTACTTTGAAAGTCGGCAGTCTCTCGGCTATTTCCACTAACACAGGTTCATTATCTGTTACGGGGGATATCTTGGTCGGTTCAGGAGGTACCATAACTTCTCAGAATGTAGCATTCCCGATAGGTGCAGGGGATGACGGATTTGGCTTGAATGAGAATGGTGAATTCTTTGTAGGTGATTTTACTGATAATAAATTCATATATTTCGACGGTGCTGATTTAACTATTAAGACACCTACTCTAGAAATTTTGACCGGCAGTGCTTTATTCTCAGGTGATGTCGGAATTACTAGTCAAACTTTTGGTCAATCAGGTATACAGCTGCAAGATAACGGCGGTGCTCCCAGAGCATATATTGGTGACGGTGTAAATAACTTCTTTAAATATACCAGCACCGATGGCATTCAATTAGGTCCTGATACGCAAATTGAGGGTGCCAATACAATAAGTCGTAAGTCTCCTTGGTATTTCTCCACAGACTGTACTAACTTTGATGGTTGGACGAATAACTTATCAGGTACCCAAGGGCTACTTGTGGAATATGCCACGAGAGCTATTGTAAACAATTCTTGGCAATATCGCTTGAGAACGGGTTTTACGGGGCAGTATGCCTTCAGAAGAGATGTCTACCAAAAAGGCTTTTTCACAGGTGGTATCGGTATTGGAGAATATAACGACTGGAATCTACCCAGAAAATTTTATTGTGGTATAATCATGGGTAGAGGTTGGCGTAACACTAATGCAACTATATTCTTGGAAATTGGGTTCGGTAATTTATATTGCGGTCCCTTCTCAAGTCCTGGAATAGTGGATGGCGTTAGTTTCGTAATAAACTTTAATGTTGATAATACAACAACACAGCAAATCGGAAAAATAGTCAGGTCGGGTGTTTCCACTACAACAGCGCAAATATTCCCCGGCGGTCTCTTCAATCTTACAGAATATTCATTAGTAGATTTATTTATAGACTATGACCCTGTTCAAGGTTTCTGTGACTTTTATGTCAATGACCAAGTTGAAAGAATTTTATTAACAGGTGCCAATATACCTAATCAAGATGACAGTCAGTTTAAAATGGGAAGTATCAGCATGTATGCTACTGATGATGTGCTTGTTTCTGACCTTGTGTCTGTCTATGTCCACAAAGTTGGAATGTGGATAAAACGATGAAACTGAGCGAACGAAAAAGACATTGCGATAATAATTTAATTCTAAGAAAATTAAATAATATACAGTTGTCCATGAAAGAGCGAATAGAAAAATTGGAAGAGTACCTGAAGACTTTCCCTCAAGTGGAAGTTCCTCTGGAAGAGTCTTTCGGCTATAATCTTTATGTAAGAGAAATCATGATGCCTGCGGGTTCATTCGTGATAGGAGCAATTCATAAATATAAGCATTTAAGTATAATGTTAGATGGTGAGTTGGTGATGTGGACAGAGTTTGACGGACTCATTCACTTAAAAGGATTTAATAAAGTCCTTGCAGAACCGGGAATTAAAAGAGTTGGGTACGTATTGCAAGATACGCGATGGCTCACTGCACATGGTATGGATGCATCAATGGAAATTGGAGATATGGTCCCTTGTTTGACCGTAACGACATATGCTGAGTATACCAAGTTTAAGAACGATGAAATGTCACTGATAGACCTAGACGATACTTTGAAGGTTCCCAAGTTCGCCCTGGCCCGAAGTGACCTCCAGATCTGACGTCTCTGCAAAAATTTCGGGGTGAGCATTATGATGGTGTGCCCGAAAAAATCGCCCCGGAGACGGCAAATGTGGAGCACTCTGTGAGGGGTCAAAAAAACCCCTTTTAAATCAACCACTTACGGCAACCCCGTTATATTAACCCTTGCATTTCTTTTCGAGATAGGTTATAATAGATCTCATGATAAGAATGTGAGAGACCAATGAGGAAGCAGGTAATACACAACTATGAAATATATTTCATAGTAGCGGCCCTCGTTAATTCGGGGGCCTTAAAATTGAAAGGAAATATTGTGAATTTTGCAAATGCTTCTGAAGTTGAAAAGTCTTTTAAACAGTTAGATAAGATTAACTATCTTATTATCAGGGTCATTAAGAGATTGACGAATCGGCACTATGTTCTTATTACAGACATTGAAAAGAATATTAAGATTGAAATTGATTCTTTTTCAAATTATAATCAAATAGCCAATCGATACAACTATTGCAAGGCTTACTTAAAATTATGTGAAGAAGACTTGATTCGGAGAGGAAAACGCAAGAAATAAATTGCGGGAAAATAGGTATCTTATATGAAAGAAATGAAGATATGATTATTTCTTTTTGCGAAATACACTATCAACCCAAAAGGGAAACTTGTTATGATTATCGGAATTTACCAACTGAATAGTCGTACTTATGCCGTTTACGCAGACGGTACCGTGAAGTTTTTGAATTAACCAGGCGGAGGAGCACGTTGACAAGGATGTCAATACCAATTTTACAGGAGATTAAAAGTGAATATTTATGAGTGGTTAATTGAGTATATTAACCGGAACAGTAAAACACATATAGCACGCACTTGGTGGCATGGCGATAATACTTTTATCCAGATCAACCCCAAACCAGAATCTGAAAATGCAGCAAAGCATTGTATACATAGAAATACTACTATGAAAGATATTGTATATATCTTTAGTGATATTGGCATTTCTGAGATGTCCCGCGAGGATTTACGAAAGATAATGATCAACGAAGAGAACCATGATAAGTTTGAAGGAGATATTATGGACTCGATTGACCCCAGCTGGGGAGATTTCTAAAAATAAATTGCGGAAAAAGCAGTATCTTATATGAAAGAAGTAATTAAACTTAATATTAACTCAACGGAGATTTTAAAATGTTAAATACAATACTTACGGTAATCGCAGTAGTTTTCGCAATGCGGGTATTAGTTGTAGCAGTTGCGACAATTGTTTACTTTTCACGAAAAGTTTTTCTTAAGGTCAGTACGAAATGATTATCAGCATTGTAGCCTTGATATTGGCGGTCATAAGTTTGATTTTTTCATTTGTGATCATTCCTGCAATTCTCGTGTCATTGCTAAAAATTCTTCTTACGTCAGCTATTGTAATAGTTATTATCGTAGCTGTGTTTAAAACTTTAAGAAGGAGGAACCTGGTATGAAAAGTTTTCTGAAAAAAGCTGCTGTACTTATTATGGCGATAATTCTCTATTTCCCGTTAATTACTGTGAAGTATATCTTCAGTAAACCTGGCTTTCTCAAAGCTAACGGAGAGTAGAGATGTCAACTAATTACATTAGTATTTCTGGGTACTTTTGTATTTCCAAAGAATATCCAGAATCCCTCGATAGAGCATTGCTTGACAGGGATATATTTAAAGAGAGTGTTAAAAGAGTCAATCCTGAAAATTTAGAGATAATGGAGAATTTTACAAAACTCTATGGAAATTTCATTAATGCTATTGAAGTAGTAGGTGTAATAGATACATCTGAAGGGTCTCTAATCCCGTTCTTTATTGACAAAAAGAAACTGAAAAAACTGCAAGACATTATTGCTAAAACAAAACCTGCCGCTATAATGAACTTGTAGCGGTCCCCCTCTGAGAGTCTCTTAATTGAGATTTTCAGAGGGGCCTACTCGTTTATTTTTTGTGGAGAGGTTATGCTTTTAGAAACAAAGATAGCTAATTTTTTAATTATATTGGCGGTAGTTGCCCTGTTTTCTAAGCTCACTTTTGATGCTATAATTTTAGGTGCTATTGCAATATATCTTTATCAGAGACAGCTATGATCAAACTATTAATAGGACTGTATTTGCTTACTCTTATTCCCAAGATTTTTAAGAAATTAGAGAAAATAAATGAAAAGAAAATTAATTGAGTCTTTGACACTAAGACTTAAAAAAGAAGTGGCTCCTCAGAACCCTATTAAGTATTTGAAGAATTACGACGTTGAGCAATATATTGATATTGTAATTTCTGTTATGTATTTATACACAAGACCAAAGAAAAACAATATTGTTCCTATTTTAGTTACTGAAGTAATAACTGCAATAGGGCATAGAGTTCGGAGTGAATTGAAACAAAAAAGAGATTCTGCCCTGGCTGCTAAGACCGGGGCCTTTATATTATACTCATTTGAACTGCTTGATATTACATATATTAAACTAGCACCGGGACGAAGAGGGCACGCAACTTACATACTAGAGGTAATAAATGATAACGTTATTTGCGAACTTTGGCAAAATCTAGGCGCTAAAGATATTGAAAAAGTGCCCTCATTGTATCCCTATTTACCCTGGAAAGGTACCAGACATGCCACCGGATTGACTATGGTAAAAACGCAAAATAAAGAGGTTCTAGAAAAGATAAAACCAGAGACACACGGTATGCTATTCGATTGTTTAAATAGAGCTCAACAAGTAGGTTGGAGAATAAATGATGAAATATATAAATTACATCTATGGGCTTTACGAAATAAAACAGACGCTTTTGCGGATATTTGGGAGCAACATGACCCAGAAGCTAAAGCCACAAAGCTCAGAGAGGCAAGAGCTGTTGGAGATATTGCTCGTAAATTTATTGGGAAAACCTTCTACCATCTCTATTACTACGATTTCAGAGGTCGTAAGTACGCTGCAACAGCATATCTGCATGAGCAGGGGGCTGACTTGGCACGTGGACTTCTGTTACGAGACGATAAAAAAGCAATTGGTGTTAAAGGTTATTTCTGGCTCTTAGTGAGTATTGCTTCAAATTGGGCAGGAGAAGCCGGTAGAGAAGATAGTTTAAAGACTGATAAAATACCTTTACAAGAACGTTACCAGTGGTCTTTAGATAATGAAGAGATTTTATTATCATATGCAAAAGCTCCTAAAGTTAATCAAGGTTGGATGCAAGCGGATAAACCATGGCAATTCCTCGCTGGCTGTTTTGAATTAGAAAAATTTAGAGATTATCAATTAAAATTAGAAGAAAAATTAAACGGTTTGCATTGCAGTGAGGAAATGTGGTATGGATATGAATCTCATCTTGAGTGTTTTATTGACGGGAGTAATAATGGGAGTCAGCATCTTGCTGCGCTCACCCGAGACGAAATTACAGCGCCTCATGTTAATCTTGTACCTCTGGACTACCCCGGCGATTTATACAATTATGTGGCTGAGAATGTATGGGAAGCCCTAGGTAAGCAGGTTGAGATGTTTTCTATTGATGAAATAAAAGACTGTGAAGAGTTTATTGACAATCTCGTCAAAATAAAGAAAAAGATAAACAAAGCACCCACAAGTGAAATCAAAGCAAAATACATAAATGAAATTCAAGAATTAAAATACAATAACCTTGAACTGATGACAATGGCTGCACCAATATATTGGTTCAGAATTACGGATGCAAAAGAACGAAGGAAAATAGTTAAAAGAAATACAATGACGTTGCCTTATGGAGGAACACCCTACGGGCTGGGCCAGCAGATAATCGATGATGCTAAAAAACATGGTATTGAGCAATTGTTATATATGGAACATAAATGGGGTGCTTTCTTGGGTAGAGAAATATTTGAGAACTGTAAAATATCTCTTACGCGACTTATGAAGCTCTTACTCATATTTGAAGCTGCTGGAAGGCAAGCTGAATTGGAAGGTAGATTTCTGAGTTGGACGGTCCCTTTAACAAACTTCCCTGTTGTTCAACATTACACTGAAGGGATCGTAAAGCGGGTGTATGTCCAATATGGACCACCCTCTGGACAAAGGACTACTACGGGATATTTCAAAAATACTCTGCAACTACACGTATGTTTCCTTGAAGAAACGGTGCCTTCAAAAAGAAAGCAATCGCAAGGTGCTTCGCCTAATGCTATCCACAGCCTGGATGCGGCGCATTTGACATTAACGGTATGTAAAGCAAATTTTCCTGTGACTACTGTCCATGATTCATTCGGATGCTTACTCGCGGATATGCCTGATTTATTCAGGATTGTTAGAGAAACCTTTGTGGAATTACACGAAGTAAATCCCCTAAATTCAATTATGAAGGATATACAAGGAGATATCTCAGAATTGGAAATGGGTAACTTAGATATTAATCTTATATTAGAATCGGAGTATTGTTTTTCATGAAAAAATTATCAAATGTTGAAGATGTGGAATTGCTGGTCACAGATTCAAAACTGAAGAATTGGATCTATGGTATGAACGATCAACTTGCAGAGGATCTTGACGAAGATGATGCGCAAGAGTTTGTTGTGTACTTCGGAGGTGACATTTTCTTAGTTGAAAATGAGCAAGATCTTAAAGAAATCGATTTACCGTATGATGGTTCGAATGTTGATAGGAATATAACTGAAGGGGCCGCAGTATTTGATATTGCTGAATGGATCCTAGGAGGTATGTATGCGCAGCTAATGCTGATCACAAATAATGGTGGTGGTAATACATATGTAATCCCGAGAGTAGTTGCCGGTAAATCAGAGAATGTCATTGAAAGTATGAAGATGACTCAAAAGAGCTATGAGAAGGAAACTGAGAATCTTTATGGCGATCCACAAAAAGAAAAGCTAGAAGAGGATGCAAAAGATATTGAACAAGAGATGAAATCAAGTTTAAAAGAGTATGATGACCCGATGTCAGATGAAATGGAATTGGGGCCAGAAGATAAACTTTAGGGGATAAAAGTGATATTAATTACTAAAGTAGACCCGTTTACCGGAAAGACTAATCAGCGGTTGATAGATATAACCCGCGAACAGTTAGAACAATATGAAAAGGGTGGTAAGTGCATACAAGATGCGTTCCCGCATTTAACGCCCGATGAGCGCGAATTTATCATGACGGGTATTACACCCGATTCATGGAATGCAGCATTTAATAAAACTTAATATTATAAGTAGGGGATAAAATGATAATCAAAAATTGTGAAATCTGGTTCGCCAAAGTAGACCCCAAGAGGCCCAACCCGAAGTTTGATCCAAAGAATCCCACATGGGAAGTCCAGATGAGAACCAGTGATAAAGCAGTTTTGAAATACTGGAAAGAATGTGATTTGAAAGAACCTAAGGCCGTGATACCAGATGAAGGTGAGCCTTATTTCCGTATAAATCTGAAAAAGAAATCTATTCGAAAGGATGGTGATCCAGCTGATCCAGTGCAAGTTGTGAATATGCAACGAGAACCGGTGGACCCTAATTCCATCGGAAATGGCTCTATCGCAAATATCCGAGTATTTCAATATCCGTATCCCGATAAAGCAACAGGTGAAGAAAGAATATCTTCTATCTTAATGGGAATACAACTTATCAAGCATATTGTTTGGATACCCAAGCCCGGTGAAGATTTCGAGGATGAGGGTGAAACTGAAGTCATTATGCCCGAAACTGATGAAGATGATGAAGCACCTTGGGAAGATGAGGAAGGTCCCGACGACGGCCCTAAAGAACCTAAGAAAACCCCGACACCCGCAATTAAAGTCGGTAGCAAGGATGACGTAGATCCTGAATTTTAAATATTAACCTATGGGAGCAACGCTACACGTAGATGTACTGCCAGTTATAAAAGTCTGGCCGTTGCCCCGCCTTATAAGTAGGATAACCTATGAAATACGAATATGTCTTATATCTGAGGCACGATACATCGAAAGATGAAATTATAGCAACAGCCTTCAATCCCCAAGAGATACTTAAACAATGGGGAGCCCGAGAGCAAGGAGCTTTTGCTCATAGCTGGTATCAGCTAGTTATCAACGACTATTGTACAGGTGAACAGTTAGCAGCATACCTGGATCTAGAGCGTTTTGCGTCAAGTGTTTGGTTTCATAATGATAAAGACCCTCACAAAGAAATGCTAAAAAATACACCCAGTAAAGATCCCGTAAACCCCAGTCACTATCAAAGATTTGTAATGGATCTTCAATGGATTGAAACGAAGCAATATACTAGTATGAATTTCGAAGCAGCTATTCAATTACAAGTCGAAAAATATCTAGATCGCTTAGGTAAAAAGGACGAGGAAATACAAGAACTAAAGAAAGCTTTTTGGTATCTTGGTTTTTGGATAGCATATAAAATTAATGATAAAAAGCCAATTAAAGTTAAAGATATCCCTGAATTACTTGATATAAGCAATATCTGGAAAGGTTAAAAATGCGATTAGTATTTGACATCGAGACCAATTCGCTATTACCTGCATTAAAGAGAATGTGGTTGTTAATAGCACAAGATACTAAATTCAAAATTAAATATGAATATTTTGAAAATGATTTTGGCTGGAAGAAACTTTTCGAAAAAGCTCAAGTAGTAATAGGCCACAATATTTTAGGGTTTGACGTTCCTGCTTTGAAGAAACTATTTAATTATGAGTTTCCAAAAAGCGTAGTTTTTCATGATACAGCTCTGATGTCCAGAATTTTAGATTACCGAAGATTCGGACACCGTAGCCATTCTCTGGAAGTTTGGGGTGAAATGCTGGGAGACCCTAAAGGTAAGTTTATTGAATACGGCGGTTGGGATCCCGAAAAATCTATCTATTCCAGTGAAGAAGAATGGTCTGAAGCAATGCACCTCTATTGCGCGCAAGATGTAAATGTCAATATTCAAATTTATGAAATACTGCTAGCAGAGTTTAGTGCTCTTGCTAAAAGAAATCCTTTCATAAAAACCTATATGACGGCAGAACACTATGCGGCAAGATGGCAAGCCACAGCACAATTACATGGTTGGCCTTTTAATGTGGAAGCTGCCAAAAAGCTATTTGAAGAAATTGACGAAAAGTTAAATGCAACCAGGGAACTATTGGAACCGAGGCTTGGAATAAAAGTAATTGCAAAAGATAAAGCAAATCGCAAAGTTGAAACAAAGAAACCTGCTTGGACAAAAGATGGTTACTATGCTAAACGTACAGCTGATTGGTTTAATATCCCTGTACAATGTGGTTTTGAGATGGACAGAGAGGAGGCTCTGGAAATACTGGAAATGGATCCTCAAGACCAGTCTGATGAACTCATTGTTCTTGCTGAAGAAATATTAGAGTATGGCTCAAGACCTATTATCGGGGAATATTGTCGTGTGGAATTTCAGCCCAGATCACTAACTTCACCTTCGGACGTCAAAGATTTTCTATTTGAACAGGGGTGGGAGCCGTCTGAGTGGAACACAAAGAGGGATGAAGAAACGGGCGAAATAATAAAAACTTCACCAAAGATATCTGATGACGATCTCGAACTTCTAGGTGGAGACGGTGCTTTGTATAACGAATTCAAATCACTCGCTTCCAGGCACAGTATCATAGCTACTTGGATAGCGGAAGTTGATGAGAATGGAATGCTACACGGTGAATCGCATCTAGTTGGAACACCGAGTATGCGAACTCGACATCAAATCATTGTAAATGTTCCTACAGCTGAAAAGCCTTATGGCAAAGAAATGAGATCATTGTTCCACGCATTACCCAATTGGAAATTGATTGGAGCGGACTCTTCAGGTAATCAAGCAAGGGGCCTGGCCTTTTACTTAGGCGATAAGGAATTTATTGATGTTATTTTGAATAAAGATATTCATGAGTACAATAAAGAAAAGCTTAATGATGTATTAGAAGAAATGGGTTACGGTCGGCCAGTTACTAGAGACCAAGCGAAAAGAGTTTTATATGCTTTTCTTTTCGGTGCATCAGGAATGAAGCTATGGAGCTATATCTTCGGTGTAGCAAAAATAAAAGAAGGGAATACTCTTAAAAGAGGCTTCGTGAAAGCCGTCCCCGGATTTAAAGACCTGATAGATAAATTGGAGAATATTTATGGCGCAACTTCTAAGGAAGGATATGGCTATATTCCTTCTCTGGCAGGTAATAAGATATATGTGGACTCGTTCCATAAGTTACTTGTGTACTTGTTACAAAGCCTTGAGAAAATAACTTGCAGTACTTCTTTAATGCTGACAATGCAAAGGCTGGAAGCTGAAAACATACCTTATATTCCGTTGATGTATTATCATGATGAAATAGACTTTATGACACCTGATGAATACGCAGAACGTGCTTCGGAAATAAGTGAACAAGCTTTTACTGATGGGCCTAAGCTATACGGTATTGATATTATGGCAGGTCAAGGAAAAATAGGAGATACATGGTATGAAATTCACTAATATTAAAAATGTTATTATAGTATTGCTATTGAGTGGTTGCGGTACTGATTTACCGTATGATGATGCAGAGCAAATCAATGATGGCAACAATACAAGACCTTTGACAATCGAAGAGAGGCAGCTCTGTGGTCTTTCTGATAAACGTATTATTGTCGAAATAGTTGAGAATGGAGTAAGTGTAGGGTTTTACACTATCTACTGTAAATACGGATATGTTAGGTATTAGCATTCGGATGCGAGGCGGATATTGGCTTAAGTCGCACCGGACTGTAAATCCGGATTCTGCTAGACAGGGTGATGGTTCGATTCCATCCGCATCCACCACTTAACTTAAAATCAATGGAGACCAAATGAATATTCATATAGTATATTGGAGAGGTTCTACAGAACTCGGTGGCATAGAGCTGAGTGATTTAAGAATAAATTACAATCTTGCCTCTGAAATGGATTTAATTATAGTCCATAATGACAAACAATTTGTAACATTAAGAGATCGAATGGGAAATAGTAAAAAACAGCTCTTCCGAGAGGATATGCTCACGGAATTTGTAGCGCAGTGGATTGACGATTGGAGAATGTCAAATCCCCCGGAACCTGATCAAGAGGATGACACCACAGATTGGGGCATTGAAAACCAAACAATTGGGGGTTAACATGGATTTAATAGATACGATAATTGTCTCTTCGGTTGTTTCTACTATGATGGTGATTATCGTCACATTAGCCTGGAACAAGTAATTAAAACAAAATATTATTTCAGAAATATTAAGGAGAAACCAATGCAATTTGAAAGATTACAAGTTGAAAGACAGAAGTATGGTGAGAACAAGGGTAAAGCTACGGGAGCCATCAAATACTCAGACCCTGTAGGAGAGATGACATTAGCTTTATCTGAAAGGCAATGTGATGAAATCTTGAGAATTATTTCAGATACAATGGTAAGAATGACAAACGATCTTGCTAATAATATGACATCTTCTATCATCACTCAAAAGAGTTTAGGAGTAGATTGATATGGGTATGTTTGATAGAGTAATTGCAGATTGTCCTAATTGTGAAGGTTTTGTGGAATTTCAAAGTAAATCCGGTGATTGCGAGTTGACAACATTTAATATTATGGCTGTACCTTTGGAAATAGCTCAGGATATCAATTTAGATGAATCAATTTGTGATCATTGTAAATCAAGATTTATTATAAGTAAAATTATTGATATAGATACATTGCCGATGCAATTAACGGAGGTAGATTAATGCCAATACGAGAGAAAGATAATTATCATTATTTCGCATCATCTGGAATTGGTTGGAATACCGGCTCTGATATTCGAAAGGTGCTGGAAATCCGGCGGCAAGAAGATCATCTAATAGCATCGGGCTTTCAAGTTTGGGAAGTTCCCGGTAAAGATAAAGATAGTGACTATAAAATAGAATGGTATGCACCACAAGTGGAAGGTGCTAAATCTATTATTGTGGAAGAATACGACTGGTCTAGGAGTAAGAAACGATGAGTGAAGATTTAAAAGATGCCACCATTGAAGCTCTCAGAAGGCAGCTCGCCGTGAAAGAGATGGAATTAGAAACCAAGAATGAGCGAATTCATAATTTACTGAAACAACTCGAAAGCCTAGAATGCAGCAAACAGAATCCCACGTGGGGTGACAGCCCAGCTAAACCTCTCTTTCAACGAAAAGGTAAAACATAGATGACAACTCTGGTCATAGATGGCGATATATTAGTCCACTTGGCTTGTCGATACGATAGATGGCAAACTAAATGTAAAAAAGAAGGCAAATATTTATTAGTAAATCTAAATGAGGAGGGTACTAAAGAACATTTAGAATACACTAAAAGAGAAGATGAGAAGTACATGAGGGAGTCATGGGAGAATTTTGAAAAACTGGTAAATACTCTGGTGGATGAATTATGGGCAATAGGTTACTTCATGGCAGTAAAAGGTGAAGGAAATTTCCGACATGATCTCTATAGTGAATATAAAGCCAATCGCGCCAGACAGAAAGAAAAAAGGCCCGACAACCGCAGTAAGTTCGTGAATGCCATAACTAAATTAGCCGTATTGAATGGCTATGCAACTCCAGCAGATGGCATGGAAGCTGATGACTTAGTGAGAATTAAGGCAGAAGAATTACGTGAATCTGGAGAAGATTTCACGATAGTCACGATAGACAAAGATTTGCGATGTATTCCCGGTAAATTCTATGATCCAAAAAAGAAAGAACATTTTGAAATATCGGAAGAGGAAGCTACCAAGTTCTATTATGAACAATTGCTGTCAGGGGACTCCTCTGATAATATTCCGGGTGTTCCGGGAGTGGGACCAATCAATGCCCAAAAAATGTTAGCTGGAATTAATTCAGAGGAAGAATATCAAGAGATTGTTGTGAGTAATTATCTGGCAGCATACGAAGATGATTGGGAAGTTATGCTGGAGCTCAATGGTAAATTACTCTATATTTTAAAAAGTATAGATGACTCTTTTTCAATGGCTGATTGGCCAATCGTTAAGGAATTAAAGGAGTAATTTATGTATAGTACGTTAACTGTTAAAGGAGTTCTTAGTATGAAAATGCCGTCTGCTAAATCAGGCTATAAGCCGAAATATAAGTATATGGTGGAGCATTGCAGAACCATCAATGGCAAGATGCTAATTAAGCATTGGATAATGGATAGCTATTCTCAAGCAAGAGACTATGCTCACAAGGAACTTCGAAGTGGACTGGGAGGTGATATTTTCAAAGCAAATTCTCTCATCTATACCACAGCATCCTACCGAGAAGGGGTAAGAAAGACAAAATTCAGCCGTGTATTTGGAGGTCGTTTCGAGCATGTGCTGGTTTTTCGTGTTGAACTTTATCAATGATAATTCCGAAAGTAGACAGTAAGCTACCTCGATATAATAACGGTAAATGGAAATTTTGCGAACAATTAGATCCCACGAAGTATGTGGGATTTCTATATGTAATTCGAGACAATTACTTAGAACGTTTTTATTTTGGAAAAAAGAATTTTAAAGTAAAAAGAGGTAAGTTTAAAGGTAAGGAGAGTGATTGGCGTAAATACAACACTTCTTCACCACTCCTTAAAGAACTTTTTATTGAAAGAGGATTTGAAGAGTTTGAATTCATCGTACTTGAACAATATAAAACACAAGGCACGCTGTCTTATGCAGAAACATGGACTCTATGTGAAGTTGAAGCACCGACTAATGTTAAATGGTATAATACCAGAATTGAAAAAGTATCGTGGACCGTCAAGGAGCCTATTTCGTCTAGGCACAAAGAAAGACTCCTAAAAACAATAGCACTGGAGGAGTTTAATGAATAAACCACACAAACCAGAGACATCTAATGGGAAAGATTAAAGATAAAAACAATCCTTGTTTGGATCCTGTTTGTGGATCTAGTGATGCAAGGCAAATATATGAAGATGGTACCTCATTCTGTTTTTCTTGTCAGAAATTTTTTACTGCTAAAGATGAAGAAGATTTCGATAAAATAGAAGTAGCCCCAACTAAAATAAAAGTAAATCAAGAAAAAATTTTAGAAGATATTAAAGAATACCCAATAAGAGGTTTCAAAGAAAGGAATGTCACGAAACGAATTGCAGAATTTTATGATGTGCGTGTGTCTTATGGCACAGATGGTTTCATTGATTCACACTACTATCCATATCCGAAAGGTTACAAAGTAAGGGGTTTGCCCAAGCACTTTAAATGGTTAGGCAAGTCCGGAGGAATTTTCGGAAAAGATAAATTCAATGCAGGTGGTAGGAAACTAGTAATTTGTGAAGGTGAGATAGATACCCTGGTTGTTGCTCAAGCTAACTATGACAAGTATAAAAAATTTTATCCAGTGGTGGGGTTATCTTCCGCTTCTGCAACTGAAGAATTATTAAAAGAAAGAGACTGGTTAAGATCTTTTGAAGAGGTAATCTTGTGTTTTGATGAAGACGCCGCAGGAGAGGAAGCCAGAGAAAGAGCGATAAAAATAATTGGTATTGATAAGGTTCGATTCACAAAGTTACCTGAGCATGATGCCGATAGAGTATACGCAGAAAAAGGTTCAGACACTCTATTACAATGTATCTGGAATGCACAAAAGTATATACCTCCGGGCATAATTGGCAAAGAAGAGTTATGGGAATCGTTAGTTAAGTACAATGATACACCCTCTTTTCCATACCCTGAATGTATACACGGATTAAATGAAAAATTAAAAGGAATGAGAGAAGGTGAAATTAGCTTATTTATTTCAGGGACTGGTTCAGGTAAGAGTACACTATTACGAGAGATAATGCTACATGTTTTAGAAACAAGTGATGAGAAAATTGGAGTAATTTCATTAGAGGAATCCCCTGCCGAAACTGCTAGGAAGCTAGCGGGGATGGTATTGAAGAAGAACCCAGCATCTGAAGAAATTCCTTTAGATGAATTGAAAATTGGATTCGATAAAGTCTTTGGTGACGATCGTGTAATAGTGCTCAATCATGGATTAGAGCTAAATGATAATTCTATAATGGACCAACTTGAATATATGGCATTATCGGGTTGTAAAAAATTATTTATAGATCATATTACAATACTTGTCTCTGAAGGTATAGACCACTACGAAGGTAATGAAGCGCAAGATCGCATTATGAATGAGTTTGTAAGATTAACAAAACGACACCCAGTATGGATTGGTTTAGTTTCACATTTAAGAAAAGTAATGCCAGGAAGAAAGTCTTTTGAAGAAGGTAAGATGCCGACATTGGATGATATTCGAGGATCAGGTTCCATAAAACAGATTTCCTCAGATATCATAGCTTTTGCAAGAAACCTGACAGCAGAAGGCGAATTAGAGAGAAATACTATAAAGATGAGTGTTCTCAAAAGTCGTTTCACAGGTCTTACAGGTCCTGTCCCTAGCTCAGTTTATAAGTTTGATACCGGAAGGTTATTAGCTACGGAACAAGAGTTTGAATTTATTCCTGAAACTCAATTCACAAAATTACCCTAGGAGATATTAGTGCAATACGCTGACTTACCGAAAATAATAACACCATGGAGCACTGTTGGTTATCTGACTTACAAACGGACCTACTCAAGAAAGTTTGAAGAAGAGGAAGACTTACTAGCTGCAGACGCTCCCACAGAAGAATTTGAAGATACTATATTAAGAATCATTAATGCATGTGATGAACAATTTAATTGCGGATTCACCAAACATGAAGAATATAGATTAGCTGAATATTTCTTAAAATTAAAAGGGTCAGTGGCCGGTAGATTTTTATGGCAAGCCGGGACAAAAACAGTAGATCGATTAGGCCTACCTTCTCTACAGAATTGTGCTTTTGTGGTAATTGATAGCCCGGTAAGACCCTTCACTTGGGCTATGGATATGTTAGCTGTCGGTGCAGGTGTCGGGTATAATTTACAAAAACACCATATCGACAAACTACCCACAGTTAGACCGTGGTTCAAAGCGCCTACACGTTATAATGATGGCGGTGCTGACTTCATAGTACCTGATTCAAGGGAAGGTTGGGTAAAGTTATTAGGTAAGGTGCTAAAAGCTGCCTTTCTGTCGAGCAGCCCCGAAAATGGGACTTTTACATTTTCAACACAAATGATTAGGAGTAAGGGCGCACCCATTAAAGGATTTGGTGGCACAGCGAGTGGACCAGAAGACCTAGTTTGGGGGATCTCGCAAATCTCCGCCTTATTGGAAAAGCGTAGAAATAAAAAGATAAGACCGATAGATGCTCTAGATATTATGAATATAATTGGTCATATTATTGTGGCCGGAAATGTTAGGCGTTCAGCCCAAATAGCAATTGGCGATCCTGACGATGTTGAATTCTTGCTAGCAAAAAGATGGGACATGGGCACGATACCTAAATGGCGAGCAATGTCAAATAACAGTGTAGCTTGTGAAGATATTAATGATTTGCATCCTTATTTTTGGCAAGGGTATGAAGGCAGGGGAGAACCTTATGGTTTAATAAATTTACCTTTGTCGAGATCTTGCGGAAGGTTAGGAGAAACTTGGTATAGCGACCCAGATGTAGAAGGCTATAATCCTTGTGCGGAGCAATCGCTTGTCCCCTATGAGACTTGCTGTCTCTCCGAAGTATTCTTGCCTAATATAGAGTCAGAAGCGGAGTTGATGGATATCTGTGAGCTCCTTTATAGGATTAATAAGCATGCAATGACACTGGGATCACATTTAAAAGAAACAGAAAAAGTTGTTCATGAAAATTTTAGAATGGGGATAGGGATGACGGGTATCCTTCAAGCCAGCGAAGAGCAAATTAGTTGGCTATCTGAAACGTATAGATACTTACGACGTTTCGATGTTAAGTATTCTCATAAACGCGATTTACCGAGGTCAATTAAACTTACAACAGTTAAACCAAGTGGAACACTATCCCTACTTCCCGGCGTGACTGCCGGAATACACCCAGGATTCTCTCAGTATATGTACCGGCGAATCACCATAGCCACTGAACACCCTTTAACGGCGATGTGCAGAGAAAAAGGTTATCCTGTTGAATTTAAGAAAGAGTTTGATGGAAGTGAGAATTATGGGTCATGCATAGTCACATTTCCTTTTAAATACTCAGAGGGTACCATTCTAGCTGAAGAAATGACGGCAATAAAACAACTTGAGTGGATTCGTAAATTACAAACGGAATGGTCTGACAATAGTGTATCCTGTACTGTCTATTACAGTTCTGAAGAGATACCTGAAATAAAGAGATATTTAGAAAAATATTACAAGAGTCATCACAAAAGTCTTTCCTTTATGTTGCATCAAGATCATGGCTTCGAACAAGCTCCTTTTGAGAGTATAACAAAAGAAGAGTATGATGCCCTTGTCGCAAAAGTGGAACCAATAACTGAAATTGATTCCGCAGATTTTGAGCTAAATGATGAATGTGTGGGCGGAATGTGTCCCGTGAGATAAGCGAAGCTATCCATAAAAAGGACGCCAAGCAATCCTGGGATTTATGATAGAAAGCACAAGGACGTGCATTTTTATTAGTAGTGGCAGGCGGGGCTCGGTAGAACTGGGTTGATCCCGTAGTGGCAGGAAATGGTGTGGCAGGCATGGAGGGTTGGCCTGGGCGAGTTATGGTGTGATCGGTCTGGAGCGGATTGGTTGGAAAGGGTGTGGCAGGCAAGGTTGGCTAGGTAAGGAGCCGCGAGACGCGAATTGGTTGGAAAGGGCATGGCAGGCGCGGCATGGTGTTGTCAGGGCAAGCTAAGACTAGGCAAGACAAGCCATGGATTATTTAAAATAAATTACTTAATATTATATATATCTATAAAGTCGGGGTATATATAATTTTCAATTACGACTTAGGAGAATGATAAAATGGCGATTTCAATTAAACCAATTAAAAGGCAGAAAGTATCTTTTCATATTGTTGGGACTACTCCCATGATTCAACATAAATGGGCTGAAAAAGCTATCATGCAAATGCGTGAAAAGCATGCAGGTAAGAAAACTCGAGCACGTGATATTAGAAAACCTGAAGAAGAATTTCAAAATGCGTGTTATCTTACTGATAGTGATGAATATGGCTTTCCTCTAATGGGTTTTAAGACATCACTTATTACGGCAGCGCATAAAGACATCGGTATTGAAAAGACTTTGGTGAAAAAGTCTATCTTTATTGAAAGTGATGATTCAAATCTTGTCGGTAAAATGGAATGTTCTGAACCTATCATGCGTGAAGATTGTGTTCGAGTAGGGGCAGGTAGTACTGATCTTAGATATCGCCCTGAGTTCAGAGAGTGGGCTGCACAAATTTCTTTTGAAATTGACGGTGAAATGCTCACAGTAGAAGACCTTATTAATTTAACAAATCGAGCTGGATTTGGAGTAGGTTTGTGTGAATGGCGTCCTGAGAAAGGTGGTGAATATGGTCGTTTTAAAGTCGATACTACACAACCTATTACTACTGAAGATCTGGTGTAATGAAAGCACGATGGAAACAAGGCTTTCATGCTAAAGTCTCTGCAGATATTGCTGCTACTGAATTTGAAAGAATTCGTCAAAAGAATGGCGGTAATTTAGAAGCACCTTTAGTTCATGATGAAATTTCAAAAAAGAGAAATCCTTTACACAACACAGTAGAATGGAATGATTCTATAGCTGGTAAAGAGTATAGGTTATATCAAATTAGAAATATGTTACGTGCTATTGAAGTAATATATCTTGAAAATGATATTCCTACGCCTTCTCGACTTTTTGAAGTAATTTCAATAAAACCAGAAGCTTCTCCTAAAATGAATGTCTATAGAACATTAGAAGATATTCTAGCTGATCCCGAGCAAAGAAAGCAGCTCTTAATGAGAGCAAAAAGAGAACTTGCAGCATGCCGTAAAAGATATAAAGATCTAACAGAACTTTCAAATGTATTTGATGCAATTGATAGTATCTTAGATTAGTTTATATTGTGATGACAAGGACGTCATCTTAAAGGCTTGCCGAGGATAGGCGTGGTATTGTTAGGCGTTGCAGGCTTGGACTGGCATAATTGGACTAGGCGTGACAGGGGTCGCGAGGCTTGACATGGTACGGCAGGCGAGGTGAGACGTTAAGGGGCATGGTGGCTTTCGTTGTGACTTGACATGGTACGGCAGGCGAGGTAACATTATTAAACTTTAAGATTGTTGGCACAAGGATGTGCATTTATTCAGGGAAATACTTAGGCGCAAAACTCACAGTGCTGAGGATGCGGTGGGCGGCAACCTGCGAAGAACCTTTGCCGAGGCATTTGGACCTAGGTGTTTCCCTAAATAAAATTTACCGCGAGGAGTATTAACAATGTCCAAGAAAGAGGATATAGACCCAGTATATGGCCCTGATTACGGGCATTTAATGACATTGGAGGAATTCAAAGATGCCATTCGATGCGGTGCGTTTATTGATGATGATGGAGTGGGAGTATTGGCCACCGCTGACTACTCCACAGACCATCAAATTTCTCCTTCAGCAATATCTACCGACAAAGAGCTCCCGGAATGGGTGACACATATTGTATGGTATAATAAATAGGAAATATTATGAAAATTACTAGAAGTTCAAAGATGACATACGCTGAGATGGCAGACCTTGTCACGAGTTATATTAACAAAGGAGTTAACACCAAGCTCAGATTGCGAGATATCTTGAAAGTTCGTGCTAAAATAAGTTCGGCTGGTGCGGTTGCATTCATCGATGGTTACACCGGGAATGACCCTAAGAAACATTGCTGGAATTATAAAATTGGGGCTCATAATCGAAAAGAATTCTACGTATTGCAAGAAAAGAATGTATCATCCATTGAAGAAACTCTGGTTGAACGTAAATCTACGTACGGCAGTTTTGAAGACAATTCGGATATTTCCCAAACCTTGAAAGCAAGACTCAGAGCTTTTCCAAAATGGCAGTTACTTAATGATGTTCAAAAAGAAGCTCTGGAAATGGTTTGTTTGAAGCTAAGCCGAATATTAAGTCCAGGTGAAGGTCATGCACACATCGATAACTGGCATGATATTGCAGGATATGCTAAATTGGTTGAGAATCAGTTAAAAAATGGGAGATGCAATGATAGCTAGATACACATTAGCTTTACAGGCTAAAATCTATTATAAAACATTGGAATTACAGGAGCTAAGATGAGTAATAAATTGCCCTCTTTGTATAAATTACTGGGTGGTAATCTAATTGGCCATGGTACTTACACAGGGCAATATTTAGTAGGCGCAGATAAGGACGATACTTTTATCCTGAACCTAGCTGATCTACCCAGGCTTCTTGAAGCCGAATCCCGATTAATCGAATTGAACAATCAAAATGCTAGATTAAAAAATATGCTTATGATTAAAGAAATTATGGACTCAAAGGAGACAAGTAGTGGATAGTTATACAATCTACTCCTGCTTGGATATAATTGCAGGAGAACCAAAAACAAGCGTCAAAGTGGCGCTGCTTGAGGAATTCTTAGAGGAAGAAGAGTTCGTGAAAGTTATTAAGTTAGCGTATGACCCTTTAATTAATTACGGTATATTAGCTATAGAGCCGCCATTGATTACGGGTGAAAGAAATTTTGACGGGTCAACTTATGAGTTACTCGACTGCTTAGCCAAAAGAATATTGACAGGTAATCAGGCACGTGCTGCAATCAAACAACATCTGTCAGAATTGAATAAGGAGTCCGGGGAGCTTTTCATAAATATCCTTAATAAAGACCTAAGAGCCGGTTTCAGTGCAAAATTGATAAATAAAGCTGCACCGGGGACAATTGAGACATTTCCGTATATGCGCTGCAGTACTTTAAAAGAAGTTGATATGCTAAAGTTGGATTGGAAGACCGGTCTCTATAGCCAATTAAAAGCAGACGGAATGTTCTTGAATATAGAGATTGGAATTACACTGGCTTACGGTGGACACGATTTTAAAGTCTTTACCAGAAATGGTATGCAGTTCCCTGTAGAAGTTTTCAGTAGACTCCCACAAATATTGATGCCTGGTTACCAATACCATGGTGAAGGGATTGTGTATGAAATAACTTCAGGAGATGCGCTCACACGAAAAGTCAGTAATGGAATTCTGAATAGCATTCTACAATCAGGTGCCGAAGCCTTACCTAAGCATTTAGGTATAAAGGTGTTATTATGGGATATGGTTCCAATAGAAGATATTAAAGCTTCTATTAGTGAGATTCCCTATTGTAACAGATTTGCCAATTTAGAATCTTTGATTATCAAATCTGCAACCAGATATGCTAGCTTAATACCCACAGAAATTGTACACAGCTTAGCTGACGCATACACACATTTCAAAACAGTCACAGAAGATGGTTATGAGGGGACTGTTCTGAAAGATCCACGAGCTTTTTGGGAAGACAAGACTTCGCGTAAACAAGTCAAGATGAAATCTGAAAAAGAATGCGAGCTGGAGATCGTAGATGTAACTGAAGGTAAAGGCAAATATGTGGGCAGCACGGGTTCCGTTCTATGTACTTCTTCTGATAAATTCTTAGAAGTAAATGTTTCAGGTTTTACGGATGAAGAACGGGACAATATCTGGAACAATAAAGAAAATTGGATCGGCAGAGTCATAACTGTTAAATTTAATGAAGTGATAGATGATAAACATGGTGGGAAATATTCACTATTTTTACCTAGATTTGTTGAGAAGCGTGAAGATAAACTGACAGCTGATACCACAGACTATATCCTTAATCTATAGGAGAATTATATGTTAGAAATACATTACGGTAGGAAACGAAGTGGTATTAAACGTGAGCTAAAAAAGAAAGTAGATGAGTGGTTAGAATCAATCGAATCGGAAAATGTGCGAAAAATTGCCAAAAATAATGTAATAGTTACGGGAGGCGCAATTGCCAGTATGCTGCTGGGTGAACGCATAAACGATTTTGATATTTACTTTAAAACTAAGAAGGCCACATTGGAAGTGGCCTCTTATTATGTTAATAAGTTTATGGAAATTAATAGTGATAAAGTAAAGAAGATGACCATAAAGTATGAGCCGGAGGTTAGACAAGCAACTATTGAAAATTGTAAAGGAATTGAGGAGGAGCGTGTAATCATATGGATGAAATCTGCAGGTGTGATCGCTGAAGAACAAGAAGATTATAATTACTTTGAAACTTTAAGTGAAAATCAAGTGGTTGATTTTGCGGAAACACTGATTGAATCTGTGAAAGAAGAGAAGCCTAGGTATCGTCCTGTTTTCATGTCTCAAAATGCTATCACGCTTTCAGATAAAATACAGATAGTCATAAGGTTTTTCGGCAATCCTAAAAAAATTCATAATAATTATGATTTTGTGCATGCCACATGTTACTGGGATCACGCAAAGAACTTTTTATATTTAGATCCGGATGCAATGGAGTGTTTGCTTAGCAGAGTGTTAATCTACAGAGGTTCTTTATACCCGGTCGCCAGTATCTTCCGAATGAAGAAATTTGTAGAAAGAGGTTGGAGAATAACTGCAGGTCAACAACTGAAAATTATGTGGCAAATAAGTGAATTGGATTTAAAGAATCCTATGACTCTCAGGGAACAATTGACCGGAGTGGATATGGCTTACATGTATCAATTGATATCAGCCCTTGAAGGTATTGAGCCCGAGAAAATTGACAGCAGTTATATTGCCACAATAATTGACAGGATCTTTGAATGATGGAAAAGACATCTGTAGTGAATATAAACAATTCACCTTATCAAGTGTACATCGGTCGCCCCGGCAAATGGGGAAACCCTTTCATAATTGGTGTACATGGTAACAGAAACGAAGTTATTGAAAAATATGAAAAGTGGATAAGAAAGCGACCGGGTCTGCTCGCAGATTTAGGTGAATTGAAAGGGAAAGTTTTAGGCTGCCATTGCTGGCCCAGTAGATGTCACGGTGACATTTTAATTAAATTACTTGAGGAAAGAGATGAGACCGATCAACACATTCCATAAAGATCCCGGAAAAATGTCAAATGAAGAATGGGTGGTGCATTTAATGAATCATCACCCAGCAGGAGGAATCATTCAATCTTTTGTGATTGAAGCATTACGACTATATAGCCGTATTGTTGCACAACAGGATCCCGTAAATTTCAAAGATCCAGAACAACAAGTAATCAACCCCATGATGTGGCGTGCAATGGGTATTGATGTATATCAACAGGTTTTGCGTAAATACGGACAGACCGAAGAGGATAAAGTAGCTATAGCTATAATTCAAGAGATACAAACCAGGGTAGATAAAGAGCGTAAAGAAAAAGAAGAGAAAGATAGACTTGAAGCTGGAGCAAAAAAGAGCGAGCGGCCGGAATACAAGCACTGAGCTTGCCGGTTACATCGCTGCGGCAAAAATTTCAAGTCGCCAGGGGCCAGACAGGGGCTAAAAAACGTCCCGCAGACGGCCACCGGGGAGCACAGAGAGTACCCCTTTCTGCATAGAACCCCGTTAAATTAACCCTTGAAAGGGTTTTGTCATATTTTTGACAATTGTATCGTTTCAATTAAACGAATCTTACTTAAATGCAAATTTGCATATTTAGCAGAGGAATTTTTAAATGACTGATGAGTTAAAACAAGTATTCGTGACCCCTGATGGTCAGATGTTTAACACGAAAGCAGAAGCAAATGATTACCAACGGCGTCCATTGATTAAAGAAGCACTGATGGCGTTGACTGACAAGAATGAAGAACTGGCTGACTGGTTGGTTGAAAATCAGGAAACTGTCGTAAGTGCCTTTAATATTGGTACAATCAAGCGTGTAACAAAATCTGAAAAGAAAAAGCTGCATGCGGCACTTGAAGCAATCGTGGCTGCTGAAAATAAAGACTTTGCATTTATTGCAGAGAATGCCGAAGCTGTTGAAGAATCTTTCCGCTGGCCCACAGTCAAGCGCATGGATGATGAAGAGAAAGCAGCTGCTGCTAAGAAAACTCTTATGGAAGAAAGCGAAAACAATGAAGAGCTGTCTGATTGGGTAGTTGCCAATCAAGAGCAAATTATTGAAGCTTACTCGGCAGGTAAAGTTAAGCGCGAAGTCTCACCGAAAGCTCAACAAGCTCTGGCTGAGTATCGTGCAAAGAAAGCAGCTCAGAAAGCAGCAGAAGAAGCTGCCGCCGCTAAAGCTGCGCAATAAGCTACCTTGGGGCTACGTTGCTAAAACATTGTTCGTCCGTGGTGTGCCTCAATAACGGACCCATAGCGCTGTTTGCCCGTGGCGTCTCCTGGAACGGGCTTCATAATCATGGGTTTTGAGTCTTCCTTTACAAAAAGACTCCATCTTGTGAAAACTGGTTATTTTCATCTCGATGCTCCTCCATTGGTGGGAGTTTGTTGGTAGCTCTTCTCCTTAATAAAAACGAACTACTAACTTATCCTCTAGAGCTATCTGGAGGATTTTTTTCGACCAAATTAAAGAGGTACATAATGAGTAAATATTTCTGTATATTACCTCGAGGTGTTTATGATTGGCATTTTAAGAAGCGCCGCTTTAGAAATAAGCCAGAGAATATTAATAATACATCTACAATGGATTGGCAAGAATTTTATCTAATAAATGGAGAAGATAAATTACATGTAGGGACAATCATAAGAGATGGTGACAGAGACTGGAGTTGTTTCAGTTCGAGAGGCCACTCTTTGGGTGTTGTCAGAGGTTTAAATTCACGGCATAATGCCGCTAATCTTTTATTACGAATGGGGAATTTTGAGCCATGAGTTCATTTTTAACGGAAGAACAAGAGAATATACTACGCAAAGCCTCAGACATGTGGGGGAAAACTTTTCAAAAAGATATGGCTATAGAGGAATGCTCTGAATTGATTTTAGCAATTTCTCATTTCAAGAGAGATCGTATACATGCGGACATGCTCTTAGAGGAGGTCGCTGATGTACTCATCATCTGTCATCAAATGCAGTTAGATGAAGATAAGCACGGTATTGTGCAAACAATCATTGACAATAAAATGAGGCGTTTAGCGAAGCGTGTGGAAGCTGACAATCCTAACGAGAGATTTAAAGAATTTAGCTGTTTTTATAAACCATAAGGAGTACACTAATGGTAGCATTAAATGACGAAGAATTATATTCTATGAAAAGAATTAAAGAGGCTTTCTTAGATGCACAAGGCTCTTTACCTAAGTTTTTAACTAAATTACGGCAACTAGAATGGCATCCAGAAGAGAATGAAGTTGTGTTTAATCTAGTGACGATGACATATATGCCGTTTCTTTCCACACAAGATCAATCATGTAGGAGATTGACACCTGCCGAAGGTGGTTACGCAGAAGTGATCAGACTCCTCAAAGAAATCGGCGAAAACAAACATCCTTTTCCGGATATCATGTGCAGAGATTTTTTGGAAAGATTTGATGCAAATTTTAAACCGTTGGAAATACCTAAAAATGAATGAAGAAACTTTCACCAAAACTGAGATAGAGTTAATCAAACAAGCCGTAAAAACGCAACAAGATAAATTATGGGCAGCTGTTGTGGAAATTGATAAGAAATTTCCTATCCATACAGCAACAAGAGCTCAGCTTGAAGAGAGAAAATATGCTTTGGAAAATGCATTAGCTGCTGACTCTCTCAGAGTTAAGCTTAAACTACTATTCGGGTAAACTATGAATATTTTCATTCTAGATAAAGATCGCATGAAATGTGCGGAGTATGCAACAGATACACATGTTAGTTCCCAGATAAAAGAACTCTGCCAAATGTTGTCAACTGCGCATCATGTGATGGCCGCAGCTAACCCTTTAATAAAAGATATTAATAGACTGCTACACCCTGCATTGTGTAAGCCCATAAATCCAAATCACCCATGCACTAAATGGGTGCGAGAAACCACCAGTAACTACCTATGGGCCATTGATTTCTTAAGACTCTTGGAATTAGAATTTGAATATAGGAAAGGGAAAACACACGAAACATTTCAAAACCGTTATGATGCAGTTAGACGTATGCCTAAAAATATCCCAGAAGGTCCCCGGACGCCTTTTGCGAGATGTATCCCCAAAAAATATACAGAAGAAAATATTGTGGATGCTTATAGGAGATATTATAATGAAGAAAAGTCCAGATTATTTGAGTGGACTAATCGTGAAGTCCCCTATTGGATAATATAAGGAGCTCCTATGGTAGATGTTTCTAAAATAAAAATTGCTTCCAAGATTCTTTCAGCTTTTTTCGAAAGAGATCAAATTCCTGATGATGTTTTTATAAAAACATGTGAATTAATGTGGCCGAGAGAAAACGAAAAGACTTACTCTAAAGAATATATTATGACTGTGCTTAAAGAAGAGTTCGGCGAAAGAGCCAACTTTGTTATTGAATTTTTAGTTAAGGAGAATCTTAATGAGAAATAGACCAAAGTATAATTTTCATCCCGGGCAAGTAGTTATGGCTCATTTTTATGGGCTTAGGACTGACCCTGAGACAAGAGGTAGGAAACCTCATATTTTTGCACATTGGGAAGAGCCTTTCTTGGAAGATCCCGTTGCGAAAACTACTGATGGATTTTTAATATACGATCTCAGACCTTTAACTGTAAATGAGATAGGTATAAGCCAAATGAAACTCACGAAACCGACGGCAGTTCTCAACCAGATACACGAGTACTTAAACAGGGGTACTAATGAAAACTGACCAAAAAATACAACTGGAAGACGATATTGAGCGCCAGGAATTTAGAGCTGTTCAGAAAACATTCACACACAGACAATATCCGACAATTCAGGTTTTGAGAAAAAAAGACTCTCACGGTGCTTGTTCTATTTTAATATATTTTGGATCACAAAAACTTGCAATAGAGAATGAGGATGACTCTATAGGAGATCATTACGAAATGATGGCGAGGGCTCTGTGTGAGGTCCTAGATGAAGCCACTGACGATACTTGCAAACTGTGATCTACTCATAAACTCAGAGATATAGGTTCAATATATGGACGAATTATTATTAGAAGCGATCGTGGTAAAAGAATGTTTTGACGAATATCCTTTATTTAAAGACCTAGTCATTATTGTCCTTTTATTCTGTATCATAGGCTTAACAATCACTTGTATGTTCCTTTCGAATAGGTATGAACAAGTTAAAAATTATTCTGAAAATTTGCGTAAAGAGCGATACGGCGATCGTTACCAAGCTGCCAAAGATTCAGTAGAAACCTTAATGGAGAATTGAGATGCTTATAAAAACCAAACCAGGGCATAAGTATTCTTTTAGTGGTGTTGAATATATGGTAGTTCGACCTTCGAACGTCCTTTTAAACTCCCGCATGATAAAGAATATTGATGACGCTGAGAACAGATGTTTAGTAGTCAATCTGGACAACGGTCTTTTAACTATCCATAAGTACCCTACTTTAACACTTAAGTATTTTGCCGACATAGACAGTAAACCTCATTATATAATGTCCAAAACTTACGATGATATTTTGTCTGAATTGGAGACTATATACGGCTGCGTCGGTCCCGGCACCGTCACTTGTCCTCAATTGAAAAGAAGTTTTTATTTTGACGGGGACATCAGTCTAGTTTATGGAGATCTGAGTTTCATTATTACCAGCGCAAGTTTAGGAGATATTGAAAATGAAAGATAGCCACGAATTATGGTTTCCGGATAACTCAAAAATTGAAATCACAACTGATCCCCTAAACCATTTCCATACGGGTTGGCCATCCTTTAAGTCGGAAATAATGCAGGCTTGTGGTGCTATCCCAATCTGGGCTATAGAATGGGCAACTGTACGAATGACGGATTCAATGGAAATAACATTAGCTGACTTCTTAGGAAAAGCTTATAAATTCGGCATGTATCCTATGTCCGGGACAATTGCAGAAGATGGCGTCTATTTATATCCCGAAGATCCTCCGCTTTACCCACTGTTGAAAATGAATTTTGTGGAGCCCACTAATTCAAAAATGCATCATGTTGAAAAAGAACACTCTTCAAATAAAGTAATGCTATATCAATACCTACATGCGATTGTAGCCATTATTGAAAAAGGAAATACATTAGTAGTAAGAATGGATTAAACCTAGCGGGTGTGATGGAATTGGTAGACATGACAGACTTAAAATCTGTTGCCGAAAGGTGTATGGGTTCGAGTCCCGTCATCCGCACCAACCTTAAATTATCAATGAGGAAATTGAAATGGAAACTTGTATTATTGAAACAGCAACGGCCACATACCAAATATCTGATTCAGAAGAGATTGAAATGATACGTGAAGAAGTCAAAATTGCGGCGTACTATCCCGAAAGAGAATATGTTGAGTGCTATTCCGACATTTCTGAATTGGAGTTTTGAGATGACGTCAGCATGGAATCAAAAATTGTATATGTTGACAGCGGAAATCATGGATTTGATATTGGATAATGTAGAAGTTATACCTTCCACAGTTAAACAAGAATTTCATCGGAAAAGTTATTATTTTCAAACTAATATCAGTCAAGTTAAAATCATTGAATTGATAGAAAAAGTTTATTCTCAAGTGGAATGGTTCAGCTTTGCAGAGAGAACTCCTCCTGAACAAAAGAAGGTGCTGGGTAGAACAAAACAAGGAATTGTAGCATCCATTAGATATAGATACGGAAACTTAGGAGAACCTTCACAAGATGACTGTGGATGGCGTTGTGATTGTTGTGGGCGTCTCGGAGGATTCACTCACTGGATGTTCGATTTAAACGAACCACGAACTTAGGAGATAATTATGAATGTAAACAAAATACCTAACCAGAGACCTAACAATGAGTAAGGCATCTCAAAGAAAAACTTCTGAGTATAATCACTGGTTTAAAAAGGGAATGGACTTCACGCTGGAGAAAGAAATCAAGGATTGGAATCTTTTTAAACAACTTTTTGAAACAAATAAATTGAGAGGAAAGTGTCGATCAGCTGCATTGACCGGTTTTGTTGCGGGTAAGCGTGAGATGGAATTAAAAGCTGAAAGAGAGCGCAATCAAAAGATAGGTGTCGCTACTCAATTGACAGATACGCCTAAAGGGACTTCCGGTATTTCCATTCCGAGTTCTATACCCAAGGTAAAGCCCACAAGTACTTTTAAGGATAGTGAACCGGTTAGTGCAGCGGGAATTAAGTTGAGCCCAAGTAAAATTAAGATAAACAAATGAAGGAGACTGTGAAAATGTTATTGAAATCTTTGGAAGAGCTCTTTTATAGGTTGTGCTTCTGGGGAATTCTTCCCGGCATAATTATCTGGGCAGTTTTCTTATACTATATCTGGTAAAGGAGGAATGATTGTGGATAGGAAAGATTACGAGCCAGATTATTATCGATATGCCGAATGGATTGACTGCCCAATATGCGGCTATACACATCGGGAAGATTACAATTGTCGAACTGGAAAGCGAGAAACTCCGATGGACGTAAAGGAGAAATGATTGTGGATACAGACTACGAAAGATCAGTAAAAGATTACGAAAGATCAGTAAAAGACAGCAACAGAAAGAAAACAATGCTGGCAATCTTTGCTGCAATTAGTGGGTTTTCTATGGGAGTTGGTCTCGTGAGTATGTTTTGTTAATTTTATGAGGTGATCAAAAATGAATGACAAAGATTTACAAAAAAGAGTTGATGAAATATTGACCACGGCCAGCGGTGCGAGGTTCGTGAAAGAGACTGTTAGGCAATTGTACGACCAATTGGAATTGTCTGAAAGGCGTGCCAGAGCATTGAAGCACTATTATATGGTTCATGATGATACAAGAGTTAATTTATCGTTCAGCAAAAACGCTTGGGATGAATTGCCCAATAAGATGAAACTACGACTTCTTCATGAAGCGGCCTGGTATAATGAATATGAAGAAACTGTTTCGGATGAAGATTTAATAACAGTTTTACAAAAGGTTCGAACACTTCGAAAAGAAATCGCGGACATATCGGGAGTCCAAGCCAAGCTGGAAACGGCAAAGAAGCGTATCGCGGAACTGGAAGAGGACAATATTCGACTCGCTGAAGGAATAATTAGTGGTCGAATCGGTCAGCTTGAAAGGGAAAACAAACGCCTCGACGCGGCTTTGGCTCAAGCAATTGACCACTACGAAGACGCAAAAGCAGGTGATTGTGCTATGGATACATGCGCTGAGACGATAATAAAAATACTTAAGAAAGCGAGGGCGGGGGAATGAGTTATGCAAATATAGACGCATCAAGCGGAGAAGTTGTTGCAACCGTAACCAGTGATAGTGAACATATCAAGGAACTGGAAAAGCGTATTGACGAACTGGAAAAGGCGCGAGACTTCCATATTGAGAGCGTAGCCCGTCATGTTGAAAAATCGCGAAAAGAAATCATCGACAAAAATAAGCGCCTCGATGCGGCTCTAGCTGAATTACTTCGATTGAAAAACCTAAAAGACACGCAGGGCAAAACACCCGAATATTTACGCGACCAACCGAAAGCATGGGAACAAGCCAGAAAAGCGAGGGTGGGGAATGACGATGGATAAGGAAGAAAAAATATTATCTTTAGTTGGTTTGGCGTCGGTTCTTATCATAATCTTGTTTGCTGGTATTGTTGGTTATCTGGCGGGAGTGTAAACAATGGATAAGAGATTAATTGAACGAGTAGAAACGGTGAGATGTGTTGATGGCAATGAACGTGGGCGCTGTGAAGAGTGCGACTTGCGCGACGACTTAGTTACAGCATTGGAAGCGGCAGAGCTGCGCATCGCGGAATTAAAGAATACTATTGCATCGTTGCCCCCGGTTAACTGGGAGGCGACCATATCGGAAGCCCAAGCCAAGCTGGAAGTAGCAGAGCGACGTCTTGCGGCACTGGAAAAAGCGAGGGCGGGAAAGCCAGATGAAATTTGATAACGGTAAATATGAAATAAAACGTGAAGGTGATAGGCTGATTGCGTATCGATATGGAGAAGTTTGGAGAGACTTGACAGGAGACAATCTAATATATTGGATGGTAGAACGCGTAAAACAATTGGAAAGTGATCTCCTTTATATTGACAAAGAGAATACTGAGAAACGCGAACGTATAATATATTTAGATAATGTTTTAAATTCAATTGAAGATTACGCGGACAGTAAAGGTTATGAAGGCTTGGTCAATCTTGTTCAACAGGGGAGGCTGGGTCCACAATGAGAATGTTAATTTAAAAGAGGAATTACGAATGTACAAATGGCACGAATTAGAGGTAACACAAGAAGAATTTGAACAACTAATTTTGAATGTTCTCAACGCTTCCGTACCGGTGGGAATGGGCTTCCTGAGCTATCAAGCTAGAGAATACGATATGGCTTATCTTAAAAAGAATTTTGAAGATGCTTTCGAAGAAATTGTTAAGATCGACTGGCAAATAAGTTTTGATTATTTTGAAGGCAGGATGGTGAAAACCGGTTTCGTGAAGGAATGGCCTGGAAAATATTACATAACAAGATCGGATCCTTTGGACGTGGAATACCAGAGTTGGGCTCTCAAATACCCTACCATTCAAGATCTACTAAATTCATTAGAAAACTAATCTATTCTATAGAGCTGACCTTCTGGGTGTCCCTTAATGGGATATCTGGGAGGTCAGCTCTATTTTTTTTTTTGTTTTTCT